ATGGGAACAATTGCAGAACGAACTACAGCTGATGGTAAAACACGTTATAGAGCTCAAATACGGATATCTCGTAAAGGTCTACCACCATTTATTAAAACCAGAACATTTGCTAAAGAGTCGTTAGCCAAAGAATGGATTAAACGAATTGAAGCAGAGATTCTTGTTAATCCAGCTATTCTAAATCCTGAAGCCAAAGTTGTGTCAAAAACTTTGGAACAATTCATCACACAGTATTTAGATGAAATAGGTGATGAATTTGCCAATACAAAAAAAAGTGCATTGAATCACATTTGTACATTTGATATTGCGCAAAAAGATGTGTACACACTTTCACGTCAGGATTTCTCATCTTTTGCAATTGAACGACGTAAAGGTAATCCGATTGAGATGATCGATGGTGTGACACCGTCCACTGCCTTAAAAGACCTTTCTCATATATCCAGTGTTTTGAATCATGCTGAGTTAGTTTGGGGTGAGAATGTTGAAAAGTCTAAAGATGAGCTTACACATGCCCTATCAGGTCTAAAAAAATCACGTATTGTTACTCGATCCAAAGAAAGAGATCGTCTAATCACATCAGAAGAACTTCATATTTTGACCAATCACTTTTATAAAGGATGGAAACGTGTTCGCAATGCGATTCCTATGCACTTGGTCATGTGGCTTGCGATCTATACAGGTCGTCGTGAAGGTGAACTATGTGAAATGCGTTTAGCTGATTTTGACAAAAAAAATAGTCAATGGAAGATCAGAGACGTTAAAAATCCAGATGGGTCAAAAGGAAATCATAAGTTTGCCCATTTAGAGCCTAATGCCCTCCTCATTATTGAAGAATTACTTGAACCTTCTACTCGAAAAAGAATGCTGGAGCTGGGTTATAGTGATGAGCTTTTATTACCTGTCAATGTACAGACAGTCAGTGATTATTTTCGTAGAGCATGTCGTTTAAATGGAATTGAAGATTTAAGGTTCCATGATTTACGCCATGAAGCTGCAACACGCTATGCAGAGGATGGCTTTACGATACCGCAACTTCAAACGATTACATTACATTCATCATGGAATAGTCTTAAACGGTATGTAAACCTAAGAAAACGTGGTGAACGTTTAGATTATCAGACAGCTATTCAATTTGCCCGACAACAATATGACGATAATTATTCTAAATTTGCTTTAAAACAAAGGTATGTATCAGCTGCTGATATTGCGGATGCTGAGGAAGCTTATTCTCAAGTTCAAACACCTGACGTTATAAATACTGAATTTTCTTTTATTAAAGAACAGTTGGAAAGATTTATGAAATCATTCCGCCCGACTAAAAGTGTTAAAGATATGTATAAAGAAAAATCAAAGATACAGAACATATTTGCATGGAATGATGTGCAACAATCTTTTGTGGTCCCATACATACAAAATGCTTGGGAAAATTGGTTTAATGATAATGGGGCTATTGATTGGGAACAGCTTCCAAATGATACGACTCACTTTAGCATCAAAGGGTTAGACGTATTAAAAATTGAAAATGAACGTGTGTATAAATGGGAAAAAGAAATAGAAAAATGGTTTGATATTACTAAATATTTTGATGCCGATATTTCAAATCTTATCAAGAAATAAACCCTCAATTGAGGGTTTTATTTAGTTCTGGCCAACTTTCATTTAGTCGCCTGACATCAATTGCGTGGCCATCAGCTTTTTCTGCCAAGCTTCGATATTCTGCTGTGCAACTTTCGAGTAGCTCTGAGTTGGCAATGGTGTAGTTAATGATGGTTTGCTTGGGAGCACTGGACAAACGTTTGTTGGCTTCACTGAGTTGCTTTGACAACCCACTAGCAGCCAAGTCAGCACTACGAGCGGCAGCATTCGCATCTTGTATTTTTTTAATTGCATTTTGTTCAACCTCTATAATTTTAGCTGACCATGTTTGCATAATGGTGGCTTTTTCCTCTTGAGCCTGATCAATTGCGTCTTGATAAGGCTTAATAGCATCAGCTACTGCTTTGGTTTTAACTTTTTCAGCATTTGCCAATTTTCCAGCAAGAGAATTGGCATAAAAAACATATCCAAAGATAAATATCATCAAGCCTAAAATAATGTATTTGTAAAATTTACCTAACACGGCATCAATCATTTAAACCACCCCTTAATCATAGAAAGTTTATTTTTACGATCTTCAAAGCCGTTTAAACCGCCATTAATACGACGAGTAATTGTGGTTACATCATCATAATCTGCAAATACATTTAAGTTATTTTCAGACCAGTATTTGCAAGCCACAAGCATTCCAACACTCGGTAGCGCAACAATTGCTGGGTTATTTTCAAAGTCAATTCCAAGTTCTTGACCATACTTACGATAATTAGCTCGACCAGTTAACTGAATTGGGCCACGCCCTTTATAACGCACACCGTCGCCTTTGTTTACATTACCTAAGTCTTTTCGACCTTCATAAGCTGCACCTGAAGCAATTTCTTCCATATAGCGAAAATTTCCGCTTTCATGAGCAAGTTGAGCAAAGAAATGACAAAAGCGTAACTGCGTCTTGATTGAATATGTCTCTAAGTGCACATTTGCTGCTAATGCTAATTCAGTAGCTCGTGCAGGATTAGCACCAAGTTTTTGAAATACAGCTGTTAAAGTATTACGCCCAAGAATTCCATCAGCTTTCACGCCAACGGCTTTTTGAAGTTGTGTAATATCGAGAGTATTCATTGTTCACCACCTTTACCATTGCCGAGTATTGAAATAAATGCAGCTTTGACCTCACTAATAACCTCAGATAAAGGCTTACCATGCATCAGTGCAATGGATTGATAAAGAATGCCAATCGCTAATAATCCAAAAACTGCAAACATAAGCATCACAAAGCCTTGCGCCATGTGAGAATATTTTGATAATTCGTAATATTCAATAAATGCGGAACCGCCATATAAGCTTACCGACACACTAAATAAGAATTTACCAATCACGCCTAATGTGACTTGTATTTTCCCCTCTTTATCAATGTCACCACTTAATACTAGGGCAAGAATAGCCCCCACTACGGCAGGCACAACTTTAATGATCCAAGGAATTGTGTTTTCTTGCATAACTTGCCCCAAAATAAAACTCTACTAAGTAAAGTAGAGTTTTATTGAAATGAGGTTATTTAGCGAACCTTACAGGGGGTTATTCACCAAAAGCAAAGTAACCAGCTTCACGTGCATCTTGACGATTCCGTGACAAATATATGCCATCTTCCGCACGATCTATGCGACGTTGGCGATTACGATAGCTTTGATTAAGATTCATTCTAGTTATACGACGTGATGGATTTTTGTCATTGAAACCTTGAATTTCTTCCCAAATTTCATCCATCTCTTGTTGGTCATCCATCATTTTCGCACGTGACCATAATGTCATCAGACGACTGCGACGCTCATTGAGTTTACGGTTAAGCTGATAAATTGCTGTTTTGCCTTCATTAGCTGTACGTACATCAGATGGGGAGAAACCCATACCTTGAACAAGTAAATCCATTGAACTAACTTCGTCCATGATAGATACACCAGTTTTGTCTTGTACACCTTCATCAGCGTAACGATAGGTTTTGGCAAAGTTTTTAAGAAACACTGGCAACATAGTCTCAATGCCACGCAAAGTCTGACCTTCAGTAATGTCTTGACCACCTTTTACCAAATTAGTTCCTATTCCTGCGACTGGTCCAAGTGCACCAGCCATAGCAGATTCAGCCCACCGCTTACCTTCAAGTCCTTCTTGAACATCTGGAAGTAACATATTATTAATACCAACACGCCCAGACATATCAAATGGTGTAAAAGCACGAGGTGCACCTTTCATCAATAAAGTTGAGATCGTTGGTCCAAATGCTTCAGCAAGATAGTTTCGTAATGCAATTTCAGCATCCCATGGATCGTCATCATCACCGCCAGCCCACGATGCAAGTGATAACAACATCCCAACCATAGGCAAACCAAGCGTACCAGCAAAAGTTGCGTGCATTGCCAAAATTGCACCAAGTGATTTACGAGCTTCTTTTCGTTCAGCTTCCGTTTCACCTTTGATTGATTGATATGTTTGACGAGCCAAGGTATAAACCATGTTCTGACCAAACTGTTTAAATAATAAAAGAACTTTAGCAACATTACCTTGCATGATGCGTGGACGGTTCCCAGAACTATAATCAAAATGCCCTCTGTAAGTAGCATCTACAGCTTGATCAAATGCTGAATCATGCTTTTCACCTGACTGACGTGCTAGACGATAGGCTGCAATGAAAGTTACTTCACGGTTAAAACGTTCGGCACTGTGAAACATTACACTAGCTGCACGCATAATCGGGCGTGTTTTCCACATAATTCCACTATCTTCACCTTGGGCTATACCAGCTAAATCATGTGCCTGTGTTACATCGATCACACCACGTGCCACGGCATCTTCATAAGCCTGTTTTTCATCTTTACTTAGGAATTTAGAAATATCTGAACTAATCGTTTTGTAAAGGTCAGTCTTTGAGCCTTCCCATTTAACTTTATGAAACTCTACGCCCTTCCTAAAATCATTGGATGCTTTAAGCAACTCATTAGCTGCTTTGTCGAAACCCCATTTGGCACCCATGATCGGATATGCAACCAATGCTGTCTGCGATAAGTTGACCATAGCTGCTGCTGGTGAAAGACCTAAATAATAAATAAATCCGAAACTGGTTAATGCACTTGAAAGTGGGTGTGATTTCGGATTCATTAAATTGTCATGACGCTTGTTCATTTCATCAATGACACGTTGAGCTGTCGGCTGATCATAACTGTCATTAAGCTTGCTTTGTTCAGATGCGTATTTCTGCATATCATCAAGCTGCTGTGCTAGTTGATCACCGTATCTCAATTTGGCAAGATAACCTGCGCCATGAAACATATTCTGTGCAAATGCACGACGAGCATCCTGACTAAACCCAGCAGTACCCTTTCGATGAATACCATGTTTTGCCCAGGATAAATCAGGCATAGATGAAAGATACAATTGACTTAAAGTATCTTCAAATTCTGCTTGTTCGGCAGTGGATAATCCAAGATTATCAACCTCAGCAAATAGATTAGTCATGAATCCACGACCAACGGCATCACGAGAAGCATTAAACTCTTTATCCAGCATGACTCGATCAATTTTATAGTGCGGATATTTTTGCATTAGTTCTGATCGTAGACTTTGTGCTTCTCCCATGGTTTCAGCACGGCTAACGCTTTCAACTTCACCATTTTGGTTACGCATTACCACGACATATTTACCAAAACGAGCCAGTGGGAAATAAACTCCTTTGACATAACCGAAGAAATTATCATCCATCTGTTTAAGTAAATCAGCTTTCTTTTGGCTAGAAAGTTCTGATCGCAGGATGCGTTCTTTAATTGCTTGATGGACTTTTGCATAGTGTTTTTTATAAGCATCACGTGCTTTTAAATACATTGCCTGAGCTTCAGGTGATAATGAATTGTAATCATCTCGTAATTGCTTATATCTTGAAACACTGTCCCCTTTTACATAAGGCTTTGTAGGGTCGATTTTTGCTAAAGTCGCATCATGCATTAATTCAGCAAGTTGATTTTCATCTTTTAAATTGGCCCACTCACGCACGATACTATCAGCTTCAGCACCCGCATCATTTTTATCAGCATCCATTTGAGCAGCCAATTCATTATATTTGTTTAACTGCGGTAAAATTTTGCTGTAAATTTCAGTAAGTTGTCGACGTCCTAAGGCTGATAAGCCAATACCTAACCAATCAGTAAATTTATAACCTGTTTTATCCTTGATAGATTTTGTTGATAGCTGTTTAATACTTTCACTTAAATTATTGATTGTATTATCAAAAAACTGACGACTATATAATGGTGAAACATTTTCAGCATTATATGAGGACTTCTCAATCATTCGCTCAGCAAGTGCAACCATATCATTTGGATTAAGGTTGAGATTTATTCCAAAATTATCAAATAGAGTGGCTTTTACATACGTCACTATATTGTTTATGAGTTTTTGTAATGCATTACGCTGTATTACATTACGTTGTTCCATTGTTGATGAAAGTGTCAATAAATATGGTAAATACTCAAGCTGTTGACGCTCAGAACCTTGTTCACGTTCCGCAAGTAGCTTTGCAGCCATAGCAACTGGATTACCTTGTTCAACCAATTTATTAAATTGATTCATCAATTCATTATATTGCTTTTGGTTCATCATATTCTGAAAACCAGCATGACCACCTAACTCATGTAGGAATGTTGGTATGACACTTTGATTGGTTAAATTTGATGCTACAAGTACAGCTTTACCATTGTGATAAAAACCTTCTACACCCTCAATAGAGTAATCTTGAATAATTTCAAGCTTACCTTGTCGTTCAAGTTCATCAATAGTCTCTTTACCAAAACGATCAATCAATACCTCTCGTACTTGTTGAGTTGTAGAGCCTGAACTACTTTTAGTGCTACGGCTATAAAGTGGAGTATCAGAATCGTTCTTAGGTGAAAATTCTTGATTTTTATATTTACCAAAATAGCTTCGATCAACTACAGCCTTACGAGCTTCTGATAAAAACATCATTAAATCAGCGTCATTGTAACGTGAAAGGAATTTATCAAAGCCACGATCACGGAACCATTGGCGTATATATCCAATAACCTCTTTGATTTTCTGGCTTATAAAAGGTTTCTTTTCCTGATTTTGGGCAACAAATGCAAATAATTCCCCAACTAAAGCTTGTTGCACATTAAGAGGATCATAAAGCCCTTTTTCTGCACCTTGGGTATATGGCTCAATATATGCACTTTCAAACTGTGCCATATCCACACCATTTTTACTGGCGATTTTGCGGATGCCTTCAAGCTCACCTAAAGCATTATAGAGTTGTTGTAGCTTGGTTTTATATTCTTGCCCAAATATCTGTTGTACACCAAAGTGCCCAATGATTTCATGGGCCAACATTTCCTCATAAGCATCAAATGTAGTAAGCTGTTTTTCATTATCTCCATATACCTGATCAGCAACTACATAGAGTGTACCCTTATGCCAAACAGCACTAACATCATAGTTTTGGGTATTACCTTTATCATCTTGGTATGTGGCATCTTTTTGTATTTCCGCAGGAAGTCCATCAAAGCTAGAAATAACTTGAACATCAAAGCCCCCCTTAATTCCAGCACTTCCAACAGTAATTCGACCATTAATCGACGAATTTTGTGTAGTGGACAGTTTGAGTTGTTGAAGAACCGAAAGGACTCGTCGAGTAGCACTGACAACCGATAAAGCATTAAAAGTTGTATCAAGTGGTGAAGTATCTCTACGCTCGTTATCAGGTTTTAATTTGTCACGGCTAAAATCATTTAATTTACCATTAATACCTTCAAACTCTTTAAGCGCATCCCCTAAACCCTGCTTTTCAAGTTCTATACGTTGTGAATCAATTGCCTTTTCCAAAATAGGTTTTTGATGTGTAGGAATATCTGGACCTTTTGCAATTAGACGACGCTGCACACGTTTATGTGCTTCACGTGCATTAATCAAGTCATGGGCTTGAGCAAATGGTTGTTCAAGTTGCTGCAACATAGATTCAATCTGCTTTTTAGCATCTTCAACCTTATGTTTAACATCATTAATATAGTCACTTAATCGACCAATATAGTTTGCAAAACGAGTAAGCATTCCAGATTCAGATGGCATTTTATCTCTTGTCGTATCGAAAGTAGCCATCTGTTCTGTTGGTGAATTGAGATATACATATCCTGCGATATTTTCCAAACTAAATGGAATACCACGATAATTGAATACCACCTCACGCTGACCTGCAAAAGCATTTCTAAGTTGTGATTTGATTGCACCAACGGCATCATCACGGTTGGTATATGTTTTTCCACCAACTTTAAGCCCTACAAAATCATCTTTATTGGCTGGTACAGGGTGCTTATTGGCTGTATCAATCAATGACTGGTATTCATCTAAAAGATTTGGTGCAGTTTCATTGATATAACGCTGGTTCTGGCGAATACGACCACGCAACATTTGCTTTTCATCAACATTAGCACTTTGTAAAGTTTCCAAACGTCTAACTTCATTGCGTAATTGTGTTTCTTCCAGAATTAACGGATCACCTGATGCAGCAGCTTTCATATCTGCTGCATTGGCTGCTTCGCCCTCAATGTCATCAATTTCATTTAATGTGCCATCATAATTACGAAGCTGCTCAATACCACGAGCCTTATGTTCAAGGATTTGCCAACGACGAGTATCGTATGTTTGTTCTGTGGCATAACGGTAGATGGCAACCTCAAAGTTATCAGGGTCACGCTCATACAATTTATTGCCACGACGAACAATACGCCCCTCACGCTGTTCTAAATCAGATGGTTTCCATGGGGCATCAATGTGATGTAAAGCAACAAGCCTTTCTTGTACATTGGTACCAGCTCCCATCTTTTGGGTAGAGCCAAGCAAGACACGTACAGTACCTTTATTTACTGCCTTAAATAGTTTTTCCTTTGCTGATGGTGTGTTGTAGTCATGGATAAAGGCAATTTCACGTTCTGGAATACCCTGCTCAATCAACTTGGATTTTATATCATCATATACAGAAAACTGTGTTGCACCTGACGAACCAGCAATATCATCACGTGTAATTGATTCTGTCGCTTCAGTATCAATTTCATGCTCATTGTTATATTCATCAATCGCTTCCTGCTCGATTTCTCCAACTCGTTCAATCGCTTCAACCCATGATTGTCTTGAATTGTCATTATTAATCAAAGTAGTAGCTTGTTCTAAAGCCATAGTTTTACTTGGCATACCACTTTTGATACGCTGACCAGATAAGGCATCATAAACAGCAAAGGATGTTTTATCCTTGCCACTACCCTCTTTAATCACAAAGAATGGTATATCTTCATGCCCCTCAACGGTGTGCATCGTACCTTTTTTATGTACAAGGTTTCCGTCATTTCTGACATAAACCCGACGTTCTTTATTGGCAAAACCACTACGAGCAGATAAAGGAATCGACATATCACAAAAAATTAACTGTGTACCCTTGTCTTTATTCCATTTTTGATAATTTTCAATGGTGTGTGCCACTGCTTTATTAATCTTGGAATCTTTAAAATCGGGTGCAGTCGGGTCAATTAAACGATAATCTAATCCTGCTTTATTTGCTAATCCAGTAAGGGAAAGTGCATTAACTTTACCTTTAGTTTCTTGGGTCAGTTTTTTAAGGTTATTGAACTGCCCTAAAATTGATTTCTCATCAACAAAAATCTTAGGTGTTAAAGCATATTCAACCAGTGCAAGACGTGCATCTTGTTCCGTTGCAAAAAGTCCTGAAACCTTAACTAAACCACTCTCATCAAGTATGCCAAGTGACACACTTCCATTATCCTGTGGTGCAAATGCAAAGGTATCCCCTTGTCGTGGGTCAAACTGGAATACTGGCTGACCATTTACGATTTCCAATTCAGGTGTACCCATAAACTCGGCAACCTGTTCAGAACGCTTGGCAACAATATTTTGTGGTCGTCCACCTGCAATTCTTGGTACAGGGAAAGTTTTACCCCGTGCAATTTCCTGTGCTTTCAGGTCATCCAATGTTACCGTATCGGCAAAACTGTTATATAAAGCCATCAATGCAGGCAAATTTTTAAACTTGCTGAAACGGTTAGATTGTCTAAAACCTGTACCAGATGGTGAAACCTCATATACAGATTCCACACTACCAAACTGTTTCGCCCACGCATCAAATACATGCAAATCATTGGCTTTTAATGTTGGGTACTGCAACAGACGTTGCATATTAAACATTTCAACCAGTGAATTAGAAACTGGTGTACCTGTTGCCCCAATCGCTGCGGCATTATCATCACCAAAAGTATTAAACATCCATTGCAATTTAACAAACAGGTCAAATGCCTTGTCTGAACCTTTTGGATTCCCCATACCAGGAACACGTTGCATCGTTGTGTTGTAGAACAGGTTTTTAAACTCATGCAACTCATCTACGGCAAAGGCATCTGCACCAAGCTCGTCAAATGTGACGACCTTATCACGTTCCCCAAGATTCTGAATACGTTGCTTCATACGATTTTCTAAACGAGCCTTGATGTTCTCCATGTCTCTAACAATATGTCGATCACCACGTTCACGTTTAATTTCTTCAATCGCTGTTGCGATTTCATTGATCTGTTCTTCCAAAACCGCCCGTTCTGTTTCAGGTGGCAAAGCAATCTTTTTCAGCGAAGAATGACCAACAATCACAGCGTCCCAATCACCCGTGATGATTTTTGAGAAAAACTTTTCCCGATTGCCTTTGGAAAAGTCATCAGGGGTCGCTGCGAGGATATTTGAACCTGGATAAAGGCGGTTAAATTCACTACGCCATTGCAGTGTTAAGTGATTCGGCACGGCAATAAATGGTTTACGAGCAATGCCTAAACGACGCATTTCCATAAATGCTGTGACAATTTCAAAAGTTTTGCCAGCACCGACAACGTGATCAAGTAATACTTGTCTATCCTGAAGAATACGCCATACCGCATTTTTCTGGTGTGGCAATAACGCCATGACAGGATTCATACCAGGAAAGGTAAGGTGTGAACCATCAAATTTACGGTTCACAATCCTGTTCATCTTATCGTTATAAATAGCAGCAATATTTTCAGCTCGGTCTGGGTCAGCCCATAACCAGCGTTGCCACTCCACTTTTAATGCTGCCTGTTTTTCCCGTGCTGCTTCGGTTTCTTTCTCCATCACCTCTGTACGTGTACTACCATCTGCCATTTTTACAGTACGGGTTACAACTACACCTTGACCAGCCATTGTTCTGGTGAGGATTTCTGTTGCTGGCATCTTTTCAATACCCCATTTCCCCACATTTAATGCAGGGTCGGGGGTACCATCAACCATAGCAATCCATTGACCAGTTGCTTTTAGATAGCGAAAAGTAAATTTAACACCCGTAATTTCTTTGGCAAACTGGTCATAAATTGTAGATGGAATAAAGTTTGCTCCCAAAGTTGCATGGATTTCGCTTGGCAATTTGTCCTTAGGAATAACTTTTTTCAGTGCATCAACATTACGCTTAAATTCAGGATTATTTTTGGCAATCGCTTGGGCTTCTTCCAGTTTGGTTTTAACATCACCAGACAGGTATTCATCAGCCATGACTACACCACGAATCGGGTCGCTATAAACGGCATCTCCCAATTCACTTAAAATTTCATCAACTGGCTTATCATATAGATCAGCCATGTAATCCAGATCAACCTTACCCTTGTAGTTTAATGACGCAAGTAACGCATCATTGGCATTATGGACTTTGATATTATTGGCAGGTGGAAAAAGCACACGTCTTGCAAAAATATCTGCTTTTGTTGCTGACTCTGGACGCTGCTCAATGCCCTCACGTTCGGCAACTAATTTGCTAACACCACGGTCATAGTCAAATTCTAATGCCTGCACCAGTGCAGATTCCGTATCATCAAGGAAAATACGTCTATTCGTCTGATTGTTCAAATAGCCATATTCTTTTTGGAACTGATCATAAAGTTGGTTCAATTTCTTACGGTTGGCTTCAATCTGCTTTGTATCTGCATCAAGTGATTTTTCCAAACGCATCTGGTCACGCAAAGTATCACGTAAGGCAATCATGCCTTTCATACGTTCCATTGCCTTATTGTTTGGAGAAATCCAAGATTGAGCCGTTTTCTCCCCCAACTCATCATCACCACGCTGTAACACATCACCTTTATCATTCACAAAGAATGAGCCGACTTTGACACCATCGGGTACAGAATAATTGGCACTGGACATTACATCAGTGCGTGAAATTGGCTGATAGATATTTTCAGGAATATTGGTGCCAACCCAATTCCGTAACAAGGCATCCAAAGGATAATTGATAGATTCAACGGTGTACTCATTGGCACGGTACATAGAACCGTTGGCAGTAGGTTCACCCAAAATATGCTGTGGATTGTCAATAAAATATTGATTGACATTAATACTGGCAGTTTCACCAGTCTTATTGTTGGTTAAATCCTGCAAACCAGTTTCAACCCATTGTGTATTATTTGCAGCTTCATCCTTGCTACGTTTACGCAATACGATAATGTCGGTAACAACCTCGGTACCAGCATTTTCTTTAAATGCTGTATTTGGCAAACGTACTGCGGCTACAAGGTCAGCACGTTCAGCAATCCATTTACGGGTATTGTTGGTTCTAGCATCCATAAAATTACGGGATACCACCATTGCCAAAATGCCACCAGGACGAAGTTTATCTACTGACTTGGCAAAGAAATAATTATGAATAGATGAACCTGAATATGGACTACGATCATTATCAACAATCGGCTCGTTACCAAAAGGTGGATTACCAATAACCAAATCAAAGTATTCAGCAGGAACTTGAAAATCCTGAAAACCTGTTGCCTTGGCAATTTTGGCACTTGGGTATAATGCTGCCACAATCTGGCTGGTAATTGGGTCAAGCTCAACCCCATGCAATTCGGATTTCTTGCGTAAACTGGCAGGCATCAACCCGAAGAAGTTACCTGTACCAACTGATGGTTCGAGTACACGTCCACTTTTAAAGCCAAGACGATCTATAATAGATACAATGCCATTAACTACATCTTTTGATGTAAAGTGAGCATTTAAGACTGATGCACGAGCAGCTTTATATTCTGTATCGGTAAGTAATGATTTGAGCTCAGTATATTCTTTAGACCATTGCTTGTTATCTTTATCGAATACGCCTTTTAATGCCCCCCATCCAACATATTGCGCAATCTGCTTACGTTCTTCAGGTGTTGCAACACGGTTTTCTGATTCCAATGTTTTTAGAATTTTAATCGTAGCAATATTATCGTTATATTTCTGACGTAAACCTCCCTTGCCAATTTCCTCATTCTGTAAATCAAAATCTAATACTGGTTTATCAGATGTTTCGGATGTGGCAGGGTCTAACTCTCGCTCGGATACGGTGGTGCTGCGTCCAGTCCGTACAGTTCCGCTATCTCGTGCCGTGCCAGATGACGATTCTGCTCGTTGCTGTACACTGTCCGTTCCTGTTCTTCCTGATTTTTCAGGGCTTCCAGATACTCGCCCATTTTGATCAAGGCTTCCACTCGTGGTTGCCAACCCATCATCCAACGATTGGCTATCTCGATTGCTAAAGGTGGCATCTGTTGAAGTTGGTTGCGTATCGTTACTGGATACGTCCTTGGCTTGTATAGAGTTTGCATTATTTTCTGTTTCCAGATTCTCAATATGATTATCATGCGCTAACTGAGGATTTGAACGCAATATTTGATTTCCATTCTTATCTAAAGCAGTTGCAGGTTTGGATGTATCCTCATTTTTAAGCCAGTCTTTGAACTGTTCCATATCCATATTACGGATAGGACCTACTTTCCAGCCTTTATCAAAGTTGGATTTATATGCGGTGGTAGCTTCTTCCTGATTGTTAAACCCAAGCATAACCTTGTGTTCATCAAAGTTACCTGATGCTTGGTCAATCTGATCCACTATAAATACCTGATTGGAATCTGGGTTACTCCCTATATAAGTATCAATGTGCTCATTATCGGCACCAGTAGTCCGTTTGATGTATCCATAGTGGTCACTCATTTCATGCGACCATTCTGTTCCATCAGGTCGCTTACCTGAACGAGTAGAACCCCGAGGATTTTCAACTGCAATATCTAGACCCTGAACTTTGATGTGTCCCTTTTTATAATTTCCAGCTTCAATCTGCGCCTGAGTTGGTTCTGGTAAATCATTCTGTGGACTCGTTGCAGCTTCATGTGCATTCGTATCAATTGGAGATGACTTCGGGTCCGAAATTGACTTTAAAGCCTCAAAAACCTTAATTGCTTTTTGGGGTTGCCAATAAGCCATGCTTTTTAATTCTGATTTAGCATTTGCAGCATTGATTCCAGCCTTATTTGCATAAGTATTAATATGTTCTGCTGTTAATGCTTCAAATAAAGGCTTTGCTTGATTTTGAGCTGCCTTATGTTCATTTTTTCTGATTTCACTTTGATCTTTTAATAATTTACTTTGCTCTGCCTTGTATTGATCAATTTGTGAATCAATATTGCCGCGTTTAGCTAAAGGCACATTTAAAACACCATGATCTAATACTTCAGAATTGAATGTATTATTTCCCTGCTTCAAAGTTTCGATCTGTTTACGCAATTTGGCTTTCTGTGGAACAGATTTAGCTACTGAGAACTGTTGTTCAAGCTGAGAAAGCTGCTCACTTGGTGGTGCGATCCTTGAAACTTGTTTTGTTTCTGATGGTACTCCTAATCGTTCTGCACCTTGATTTACCGTACCCTCCAAGAAATGATTGAAACGTGTTAATTCTTGAGGATATTCACGCTCAACTACCTGACCTGTCTTAGCATTGGTCAACTTAACAATCGATTTATCACCTGCATCAACAACTTCAACATTGCTAAATGATGGTGAGTTTTTATAGTAAATAAGATCAGTCGCGGCACCATTACCCGTTAAAGATTGATTTTTCTGTGCTAACGAATTGGTATCACCTTGGTACTGTTGTAAAGCCTGACTAGCAATATCCTTTGACCAAGGAAGTGATCCAACAGAAAGATTAGCATCAGCATTGAATGCGGGCTTTGACTGATTTTCAGCAACGGAGCTATTAGTTTTGAGTTCATCAATTTGTTTACGAATCTCTGCCTTTTTAGGCACACTTTTAGCATCTGCAAACTGTTGTTCAAGATAATCAATTTGTGATTGGTTTGTTTTGCTATCAAGCAATGATTGATAACTAGATGGTACGACATCACTTAATGGCGTATTACCTTCCTGTTGTTCCGATGAAAAAGTTAACTGTGCAACTGGCGAAGCGCCACTATCCACGGCCAAAGCTGCTGCTGATGACATTGGCCCATCATTTGGATTAATACCTAAGCGTTCTGACGGTAACTGTGGCTGTGTTGGAGTATCATCAAAATAGTTTCCACCACCTGGAGATAGTGGACTATCTGGGTTATTTGATGGGCCAAAATTACCAGATGTATTAAAATCAGTATCACCACTGTAATTGTTGCCCAATAAATTATCAGCTTCCATTGACGGCTGATCGTATACAAATGCAGTTCGGCTTTGATTTGTACTGCCTTGTGATGGATCTACACGAGGAATATATTCGCCAGCGAGTGAACCATCTTGGCTTGTATTTAATTGTGGTACTGAAGGCAAATTAGTTGTAGCGAGTTCAGACTGATTGACCTGAGGCTCATTTTCAGCATTATGGCCAGACAAGATATTGGCACCACCACCCATTGCCATACCAGCCAAAGTACCCATGACAGCGGCATCTTCAATACCATCGTGCCAAGGCTTATCTAATGCTAAGTTCTGTAAAATTTGTTCAGAAACGGATTGAGGTAACTCTTCTAAAAACCCTTCTGAAATAGCACCTTCTACCACGCGACGAGGTAAAGACTTCGCAGGCATTGAAGCAATCTCACCTGCGATTTCTGCTGGACCTGCTCGCCCTGTTACAAGCATTGTATCTACATCACCAATACCCATTTTCTGGGCAAGACGACCACCAGCAAAACCAAGCAAACCACCAAGTACACCAGTTGTTGCACCAGCCAATGACTGATCTGCTGTTAAGCGTCCATCTACAGTTTCTTGGCGAATCTGTTCAGCTTGGCTACCTGCCATAACTGTACCCTCACCAACAGCACCAGCCACAACAGGATTAGCTATACCTGAAGCACGACCTAATAGGCCACCAGCTAACATTGAAGGTACAGATTCAACGACAGTATTAGTAATTAATGAGGGATTTGTTAAAGCAACTTTTGTTTTATCAACAACTTTATCTACCCAATTTCCATCTTTACCAGCATCAGCAAACTCTTGTTGCTGTGCTTTATATTGGTCTGTATGTAAATCACCTAGAGCTTGTTTCGCTTCTTTAGGTCGAAAGCCAACAGTACCATCTTTATTCTCAAGTGTTTTACCAGTAGCGCCATCAGACATGACATCCATGATACCAACTGCCAATTCAGGCACAGCAACTGCACCTTTTAAAGCAGATAAGCCAGTATCTTTTAAATGCCCCATTACACCTTTCTTTTCACCATCAAGTGCACCTGTAAATGGTTTTAATGCTGGCTGTTGTTTTGTATCAATATTTTCGTCAAGTTTACCTGTAAATGGTTTTAGGGTAGATTCTGACATGATGCACTCCTATTGGTATGTGCATAGCATGAATAAAGGGCTGTGAAAGGTCTAACCTTAGAGGGGGATAGACATTTTGTAACTGTTAAATAATTTTTAATCAATTGCATTGGGGGAATCAAAATTGACAATCACAACTAAATTTCGAATTGCTTGCGGGATTATTCTTTTATTTAATTTATGGTTGATTGGTGAATATAATATAAAAGGGGTTCTGGCTGGAGTTTTAACTTTTGGATTTGTATGCTTTGTAGAATACTTTATTATCAATAATATCCCATTAGAAAAGCTATCAGAAAAAGAGCTCAATACCAAGCTCAAAAGAAAAATTAAGATGCGAATAATTAATAATATTCAGTCTCTGCAAAACAGCTCTAAATACATTAAATACTGCTATATAATGGCTGCTGGAATTACATATATACCTCTTTTTGTCTCAGACTCTTTAACCAATGATCTATTTCCATCATTATCTCTATTGGTGTTTGGCACTTTGATTTTAGGTGCTTTTTTTCATGCTATTCTTTTTTTATGCATCTATTTTAAACATCAGAATAAAGTTAAAAACGTTTATCTGCATTATTTAGATAAAAGTAACAATAAAGATATATTAATCAAAAGAATACAAACCATTGATTCTAAAAACAAAGTCTAGCCAACTGAAGTTGGCTACTGTATTAATTTCCAATAAAACGATTGCCTTGAGCATCTTCATAAACAGGCTTACCATTACTTGTACCTACTTGACGTGTCATACCACTTGGTAGATTAGTCGAAGATGCAGCTGGTGTATTTACGAACTGCTGAGTCTGAGTATCAAATAACTGTTGTGGTCTGTTTACCATAGTACCTGATTTGTCATTCCACTCTTGACCACCACCAACAGTCATGTAACGGTCTTTACCAGTGTCTGCTTTATTACCTGTATAACGGTTAATTTTTTCTTGAATGGATTTACGATCCTCATCTGATTTCGCAGAATCATATTGTTCATACAATTTCTCTAATCGTGCTGAGTTACGAATACCAAAACCTTTCTCAGTGGCATTAAGGTTAAATTCACGATTAGCCAAATCATTGGTAGCTTGGAACTTTTGTGCATCAAAGCCTAAATTTGCATTAAATCGGTTGTTGGTACCTTGCTCACCTAGTTCTGTACGATAATTCTGTCCAGCTTGCCCCATGGCTTCACGCTGTAAAGCAGCAACATTATTTGCATCAGTCGTATAACGTTGATTTGCACGATTATCCTCACCTTGCTGTAAATCAGATAAAGTACGGACTTGATTAGCAGTTAATCCTCTTGCACCTGCAATTGGTGTGCTTGCTGCACGAATTACAGATTGACGTTCAGCTTCCTGTGAATCATTACGTTGAGGTGCTTGTACAGGGTTATTGCCATAACCTCGCATACCCAAGCCTAAATTCAATTCACGTTGAGCGATTGCATTTTGAATCTGTTGTTCAGTTGGTCCCATTTCTTGAGTATTGGCAAATAAATTTGCCACCCCACGAGGGTCATTCACTGGTCTTACTTTAAATCCTAATCCTTCCCCTTCTCGAATACCATCTGCTCGAGCTTGTGCAGCTGCACCAGGATTAGCGTAGCTAAAACTATTTCCTTTTTGCTGAATAGCATAAGGGTTAGAGTTCTGTACAGAGTTTGATGGAGTCTGAGCTTCAGGCTGTGTTTGTGTAGTAGGTGGTGTTTTATTATTACCAAATGGATTGTTTACAACAGTATTTGGCTTATTTTGTTTATTATTAAATTCAGGTTGAGCTGCTTTTGCTTCGTTTGCAATACGTTGTTTATCAGCATAAAACCGACCAGCTTGTCCAAAAGTTAAGGCATTACCCAAATCTGATGCATAACCTAATCCTCTGATACCGAAGTCTTTAGCAAACCCTTTTACAGTACCCAAATCTTCAGGTGACTGATCACCAAAACCAAAACGTTCCCGATAATCTTCACTTGGTGTGGCAGCATTTGCAAACAATGCTGAAGTAGCTGCTAAAGCACCACCACCTTTTACAAGCTTGCTATTGTTGACAAAGTTTCTTATACCTCCGCCACCCCCCCCACCTTGTGTTGGTGCTGGATTACTTGGATTTGCTGATGGTGAGCTGGTTGTTGAAGGTGTAGTTGATGTTGCTGGAAGTTGACGATTTACTGGTGTGACATCACGCATTTGTGGCCCACCAATTCTATTTTGTTGCGCACGACGAATATCATCTGCACTTGGATAGACACTTGGTACCAGTCCACCATTTGCAAAAAATAACTCAGGTTTACTTTGACCAGGCTTAAAACCCAATTGAGGTTGATCAACAGGCATATGTGTCTGATCTTTCATGGCATCAAGTGTTTGCACACCCACCGAATGAACTTGGTTAGGCGAGAGTTGGAATTCACCGTTACTGAGATTAACTGGCGTGGGATTCCCCATATTTTTTAAATTATTGGTACCAATCTGCTGAGTAGAATCAGCAGGCATAATATAACTACCTGCTGGAACATTTTTTTTAACATCATCAGAAGTGCCTGTACCTGCACCTTGAATCAGTACTCTTTCATCTTTTGGGCGTTTTTTTAAGCCATACATGACATTATTCCAATCATAAATATCATGTATGGTTAATCAATCTAAGCTATAGGCGTTAGCCTTACAGGGTTAGTATGAGTAATTGTGACTTGTGCTAGTACTGGTACTTTCAGATACACTGCCACTAATCGAAGCATTTGCCCCCATACTGGCTGATACATGTAATGCTGACATGGCACCTGCTGCAAGTTGAGATGAAAACTGCCCCACTGCTTTGGCTGCTTCTAATGCAAGTTGTGCTTTTTGTATCGCATTTTGCATCTTGGCTTCATACTCTTTTAATTGCATTTCAGAAAATGCAATATTGGTACGAACATTCATATCTGCATATCTTGCTTTTGTTTCAGCATTTGCAATCTGGGTACGAAGTAGCATGTCATTATATCGTGACTGAGTTTCTGCAAATGCAATATTGGTTCGGCTGTTCATGTCAGCATAACGTGCTTGCATCTCAGCATTTGAAATAGAAACGCGTGACTTCGATTCAATATAACGGTTATAAACATCTGCATTCGCAATCGTCGTTCTTAAACTTAGGTCTGCATAACGTGAATGTGCTTCTGATACCGCAATCGCTGTACGTGATTTCATGTCAGCAAATCGAGCCAATGATTCACTATTTGCAATGCCAACACGCATTCTCATTTCAGCAAATTTGGCTTGTGCATCTGCAAAAGAAATTTTAGTACGTGATATTGAGTCAATAACGCTTGCCTGAGTATTTACTCTGGATGTTTCAACGTCAGCTTGTGCTTTAAACAATTCTACTTGTGAATTAAATGCTGATGTATTGCTTTGAACAACACCCATTTTTGCATCAATTTCCGCCTTGTACGCTTCAATATTTGCTTGATATTCAGATATTTTTACACGTGCAGCTTCAAGGTTGAGTTCAATCTGCTTAGATTTAACATTGGCTTTAGCAGATACACCATCTACAGTTGCTGCATACATACGAGCAAGAGATTCATACATGGATGCTTTGGACGTTTCAGCCTTGATTTGAGAATCATATGCTTCGACTTTAAGCTTTTCAGCTCCAATTTGTTCAGAATACGCTTGAACCTCAGATTTATATGCATCAAATTTAGTCGCAATCAATCCAGCTCGTGCAGTTGCACCTTGCACCAATGCCTTATATACCTCAACATTGGTCATAACCGCTTCAATTTTAGCTTTAAAAACATCAACTTTTTGTTGGTTGAGTTGCCCAATAACTGCCTGTGCATCAAGCATTGCTTTGTAGGCACTGATACGTGAAATAGTTGCATCAATTTTAGTTTTATAAACTGTGATCAAACTCTCAAATGCAGAATTTTGAGCATTAAAAATACTAATCTGAGCATTTAGCACACTGATTTTACTGTCAATTTGAAACTTAACCAGTTCCATGGTGTTAGAAACATAAGCAAGCCACATATCTTGCTTCATTTTTTCCAAAGCCATACCTTGCTCAGTCAGGAAACGGATATGCTCAAGCTGTTTATCAAAAGACTGAATTAAAATATCACGATTTAAATCCGCAATAGCAAGTTTACCTTGATCACGAATGTCGCTGACCTGCTTTGCCAACATCCCTTGTGGCATTGAAAAACCACGACTTGCCCACTCTGTAACAGCTTCTTGTACTGCTCGTTCAGTTTCTCGACTGGTACGTTCTCTTGCTCGATTAAATAATGATTGCTCAACCGCTGCTGGTAAACCCAGTCCTGTATGGCTTCCATCCAACCATGAACGGATTTCCAATACCAATGGCTTAATTGCACTCTCAGTATTAAAAGCATAATAGTCTTGCTTAACAACTGTGCTTGCTTCAGAAATCAAAGCATCAATATTGTCTGGGATTGTAATATTGAATTCAGGTGGTTGACCTTCAAATACAGGAATTTCTTCATATTTGAAATCGGGCAATTGAATTTTTTCCATTACATCCATTTCTGGAATGACAATTGTTGGTGCACTAGGCATTTCAACATCGTCATTAATTTCAGGTCTTAATGGAACCGAAATTACATCCATACTAGGTGCTGTGGGTAAATTTAAAATTGGTGCTTCAGGAGTTGCTGGTAATTCCAGATCGCTTAAATCTAAATCTTTTATTAAATCACTTAAATTAATCTTATCTGGTAAGGTGCCTGCATCAAAATTTTGCACATTAAAAGTAGGTGCTGTTGGTAGATTAATTGCTGTGTCAAATTCAGGGATCAATGATGCATCAATAAAATCAGGTGTAGATAAATCCTCTGAAAAAATTGGAGCATCAGGAATATCTATATTTAAACCAGTAAATTCAGGATTCACTATCTCTTTAGGTTGTTCAATATCAAGATCAATGACAGGCGGTACTGGACGCTCAACATTTAATTCAGGTACCTTTAAACCTTCTAGTGGTTCAAAACCTGTTTCATTAGGTTTAGCCAAATTGGATGGTGGGGTAATTTCCGCAACAGAAATTTCAGTAAGATTACCCAAAGCTTCTGATACATCATTTGCATAAGTATTTACTTTTCGCTCAAAATAATCGAGTTTTTCAGTGACTTCTTTCGTCACAATATCAATCTGAGGAACTGTAACTGTCATTTTAAACTCTCCGTTTGGTAGCAGATATATCAATATTTAAATCATTGATATAACCATGTTCACCAGATATTTTGATTTCAAATGCAAAATGACGACCACGTAAACCACGCCCAAATAAAACACGTCCATTGGTCAAGTAGTCGGCTTTTTCTGTGGGTAATAAATAATAGAAGGTCTGCGTTGTGCCACTTTGCGTAGTGCTTACACCAACTTCCAACTTTTTGGAATTTCCAGATAATTCATATTCAAGATAAGCACCCAATGGATGAACTAACTGTCCTTGGCCTAAATCTAATTGTCCTGTTACCAATTTTGCTTCGATTAGTTCATTGGCATCCAGTTGATGCACACCATCTTCAGCAACACCATAGAGCACGCCATTAATTACAGCCAATTCACTAAAACCATAATCTTGGTAACGGCTCATTGCCCATGTATCAACATTTGCTGTCCATGCATAGCCATATTGTTTTTCTTTTGCATGATCATCTTCAACAAAAATAAGGTCGTTAATTAATTGCTTGGCAAAATTTTTCCCTTGATTGAAATCAAATGCCGTTACTGTTTCATTAATTTTTTCTTGTGATTTGCGCTGTTGCTTTGACAATTCATTAATATTGATCGTATCAATGACACGTTGTTTTGCTTTTATACGCTGACGATATTGTTCTGAGTAAGTCACATGATCCACAATAAAATCAGAATATCGAGTGATACAACTGTCTTGTGCCCTCAATACATCCGTAACCATTGATCGTGCTATTTTTTTAAGCCTGTAATTTTCTTGATAAATAATGCGCTCGTTAGTAAAAGCTCGTAATTTAGACTTTAAAGAAACATCTAAAATATCAAGTACATCAGTCATTGAATCTTTAAAACGAACAGTTGCCTTAAAGTCCTCTTTGACTTTTAAAGCTTCATTTAATTTAGACAGACTATATTTTTTAGTGTTGAGGTTTTCAGCAATTAACAATCGCTCAATACTTATATTTCGTTGCTTATCTTTTTGTACTGTTGTAGAGCTGATATTATCTTGAATCAATGATTTTGCACGGAGGCGGTTTTTAAAATCATCAGAAACGATAATTTGATCATGGATAAAATCTACATGACGTTTACGACCAGTGAAATGATCAATTACCTTGATTTCATCTTTGACTGGAAAAATGGCAGAATCAACTAATTCATCTGTAATTGAAACAACATCACCAGAAAACACAGCAAGCCGATATAGAGAATCCTCTTTAATTCTAATGAGTTCTTCTGTGACTGCTTTGGACTTCCCTATCGTATTATTGGAATATGCAATTGTTTCCTGAATATCATCACGATACAAAGTCATTCGTTAATTACTCCAATAAAATGATATGCGGACTTATCTTCAACCAAACTGCAATAGCCCCATTTAAATCGACGATTGTTTTGATCAGATTCAGATATATTGGCATATTCACTATCTCCAAATACAACCTTACAGGCATCTCTATAAAAGACACCAACATATAAATCGGGTGATGGTAAAAAATAGGTGGTTGCAGGAATTACATCTATTTTCCTAGGCACATCATCAATTGTTATATAGATATTCCCTGTGGTTTTACCATCTTCTCGCCAACTTTTTGAATAGGTTTGCACCTTTGGGGCACCGCCACCACCAGAATGTTGCCAAGTATGCTTATCTGGATGTACAAGCCAAGTGATGTCATATGGCAACCCACCAAGCCAATCTCCTTGATCAGCAAAATCAGAACAACCACCTGGATAATAGTTGTAACCCATTACCCATACAGGATTACCATTTTTAGGATATGGTTCTGCTTTAGAAGCTGTATACATATTTCCTGCAACAGAACCACCTTTCCACGCCCAAACAAAATCATAGGTGAAATAACGGTACGAGTTTGGATCACGTACAGAATGTAGACTTAGCCCTTCAGTTTTATAAATACCTGATACATATTCAGAAACGGCATACAAAGATGCATTTCTACATAGAAAGGGAATACATACTGCAATATTTATTGAATGATCTTCAGTTTTCGTTGACTCACTTTTGTGAGTGAAATAACGGTTTCTCCAAATTGAACCTACTTGAGAAAAGAAATCATCAAAAGAAAATACAGGCTTGGAGTCAAAACCACGATCTTCACCTTTGATTTTTGTCACTGTTTGAGTTGGTGCAAATTCATTACGACGATCAAAGTCAGTGGTGTAGAAATTTCCCCATACTGATATTTGCCCTTCATACACTGTTTCAGTCCATGATCCTACAGTCATACATTCTTCAAAGTCATTTTCTACATCTAAGGTATATTTTCTTTGATCAAGGAAATATTTGACTACTTTAAGGCTATCCCCAATATAATATCCATACATAATCGTGTCACAACGAACGATGTATCCTGATGGAATTTTAGATTTATCCAAAACAGAAAAATCAAATGAGATACAGCCCTGTAATTCTACTGAAGGAAATTTAATCTCTGCACCAGATGGAAATAAATAACCTTGCCCGACCCGACTAACATTGCCAGATAAAACAGCAATTGGATCAAGTTCTAAGTTATCCCAATAATCAACATCTACTGATGTAACGCTTGTAGTTAAAGCTTGTTTATATAAATCTTCTTGTGAAATACGACGTAATTTGTACAAAATTGCATTAGATTTTTCATCCTTGCCTAGTAGTGCGAATAATTTACTAAGATAGTTAGAAATTGTTGTGCGATATTCTTCTTTAACTTCAATCGCTTTTAACCATCCGTTATCTTTTGCATTACTAAAACTAAGTTTCAACTTGTAGGCTTTACCGACAGCTACTCCATCTTCATCATAGTTATAACAAGTATTAAAACCTTCGGTTCCACTAAGATTAAAACTCCACCCACATGCCATGCTGTATGCAATATTTGAATAAAAATCATTGGTGTCAGATACTTTAATGATTACTCCTGCTCTACGCCAAGATTCAAACCCACTGCCTTTAGGAAATGATTCACCACTTGGCATACCACCAAACCGATCAAGTATGTTTAGAATTTCTTGATCCCCAACTTTTTCAATATATTCTCTAAAAGCACTTGTTGTTGTTGTTGGAATTAATGGCAAAGGCATTGCATAAATTCCACTTGAGCCAATACGAGTCAACCAAGGTTTATTTGAGTTATCAAAGGTTATCCCGTGTGTTTGATTAAACTTATAATTATACTGAAACTCACCATCTATTGATGGAATGCCAATGTATCCTGGTAAACGAACACCATAAAGTTCTTCTGAGATTCGATCTATGTATTCGGGTGGTATATTAAACTGTTTCCGATCATAAGTTTTATCAGGTAAATCCTGAAAATTGAGTTTCCCATATCCACCTACAATTTGCATAACTTCAGCCATAGCACCGCTATACCATGTTGGACGTTGCTGACTGTATTGCGTTGTGACAATGTCGCTGATCAATGCAGATTTTGGATAAAATTCAGGAACAACAGACATGTTCGGTTCAATAGTAAAGCGTTGTAACTTTAAATCTTTATTAGGTATATCATTATTTTTATAATCACTTAAACGCTGCCGACATTGTTCAGTCAGTTTTATACCTACACCTTCATTTTGCAAGACTCTAGCTTTAGTGATTACACCACTAAAAAGCATAGGGACATACAATTTTGCTAATCCATCATTTTCAAATGCATATGGATCAAGTTCTTTATGGGCTATGGCTTTAAGAATACCAGCCATGTCTTGCAAAATAACATAACCACCATCAGGCAAATCTCTAACTTGTCTGATGCTATCTAAATTTGATAAGGCTTTTTGATTACTTAACTTTTTAAGCTGGTGGTCAATGAATAAACGATCTTGTTCAGATAGCTTTCCATTGACCACCAAAAGCCCATAAGGACGTGGACTATGCATCTTTACGCTGCTGTAAAGCTCAAACGATAACCAATTTCATATTCATCACCATCTTGGAATACACGTGCTGCTGTGTATTTTGATGCTGAAATTAAGGTACCAGTTGTGCCACCTTTTGTACTATTTGTCAGCATTGCAGCACCAGTTACAGTAAGCTGTGATGATGTAGCAATAGTCACTTTAGCGACAGCATTAAAGTTATCAATTGAATTGGTTGATGTATTTTGCGGTGTCCATTGTGGACGTGTTGCAGATGTATAACCTTCAGTCATACTTACAATTTCAGCTGCAACAGATGCAAAATTTGCAGCCGTCCAATTGGCTGCTGGTGCTGTTGCACCACTGAATAATGCAAGATAATAACCTGCTGGTTTCGCAGTTGTCCCCATTGCCACATTAAGTAAATGCGCAAGACCTTCATTGACCACTAGGTTGTGAGTTGTTTTCCACTCACCACCATTAATACGGTCAAAATATTCACCTTGCGCCAGAATACCCTGCTTTGGGAAATAGATGCCTTGCTCAGTCATCTGGTAATTTTCAGCTTTTAAATCATTTTCCAAGTCTTTCGTGTTCATCATCAGGTACCATGTAAGTAAACAATGACATCACGTTACAATGGTTGTCACCCTTCTCCCTAGCCTTACAGACCTGCCAGACTTTGCAGTGATTCCTTTTAATATGCCAGCTTGAAGCTCAATAATCTGACCACTAGATGTACCAAGAATATAACCATTCTCTGCCAGCCATAATGCAGTCGTATTGCCACCCTGAGATATATCAGAGCCAATATCATTATTGTCAATTTCAATCGCACTATCGGGTACTGGTGCATGAGAGGTCTTAGACTGAAATGTCATTTCTGCTGGATTAGTCCCTGTTAGAAAAACAACATGAGTTACTTGACCAACCCAAATACCACCATCAACTGGCAGAATAAAAGTAATACGTTGTGGCATAACGACAAAGCCAAACTTTTCATCATGAAGATGATATGCCAGTGGCTCTGAAAATCTGAGTATGTTTTTATCAGCAGTTAGCAAACGACCTTGCCAATATTTCATATATCGACCAGTCAGCATAGGCGATAAACCCTTGAAACGAGCTGTCATACCCAAATCTAAACTATTAATTGTGACTAAACTTGTACTGATTGGATGATCAGAATGATGCAATAGCTCACCACCATTACGATCAGATATATAAATCCTTACGTGCGTAATGGATTGATCAAAACAGTAAGGTAAATTTACTTGGATACTAGAAAATGATGGATCATCAAGATTACTATTTGATGTAAGACTTACTTGATCAGATATAACTTGTGATAAAGCTGACTCTTGCTGATCACGCAACCATGAAATTGCCAAACTGTAAGTTCCACTTTTCAATGATCCTCCATGATCTAGCATAGTCAAAATTGGTGTAGCAGGCGTATCAATTGTTAATGAGCGAACGTATTTCCCATCATAAGTCCACAGACCTAATTCACTTGCAATATAAACAAGATTATTGATGACCTCATAACAGAGTTGAATATGACCAATTTTTGCTAATATTTCAGGTTGCCATGTTTGTGCATTTAATTTAACAAACTCAGTGTCTAATGTTGCAAACACATCATTATGCAAGGGACTTTGCCAAATGTTCTTAAAACTAAAAGGCGATATACGCTCTGCACCATTTCGTAATTTAATCCGACCAGTATCTGTAATATCAAGATTCACTGCATCACGTAAATATAACTTAGGTGAATCTCCACCTTGCTGTAATCCGTCATCTGCAACAACATTATTAATGCCTGCAAGTGGGAATAATTTTAAAGTTGCCACTAGAATGCCCCTTTTCTGTACTGATCTGCATTTCCATCAGGTCGAATATAATGTACTGCTGGTTTTATATTAGGCACTCCATAGTTCGATGATACAAACCCTACAGCTTTCAATTGAACAGGAACACTAGGTTTCGGTACCAATTTAACAGTAAGTTTTTGATTAAACCCACCCATAGCAAAACTATCATCATAAGAATTGAATCCAGTGACTCTTAACTCTCTTACTCTTAATGAAATGCTTTGTTTACCAAAAATCAGAGCTTCAAAACCAGCATAGTTACCTTTAATTAATTCTCCGATACGCAATGATTGCCACATATAAGGTGTATCGGGATAACGAGAATATCCTAATGCTTGTGAATCAAACGCAACTGGACGAATAAGTCGGTTTCTAAAATCGATTACAGGTTTGTTTATTGTTTTGCTATCCATCCCGATAGGACGAATATATTGTTTAGTATTTCCATCAAATGGGAATTTAACGGCTGGATTGCCAAATAATTCAGTGAAAGGACTTTCAAAAACTTTTAGTTCTAAGTTATATGGTCCAAACACATGAACACCATGACGTTGTGCTAAAAATCCTTTCGGTTGGATAAAATGACGTTTTAATGCAATATTCACAGCACCAAAGGAAGTCATATATCTATTGCCATAACTATCGTTACGATCAACATATATTTTCCGATGCTTATTCTCTACGGTTGTTTCTCCAAAGACTTCCATGCTGTACACATAATGCAAATTTCTAGGCTCATGGTTTTCTATGGCTTGTTGTGGTGCTTCAGCTACAGCATAAATTGTCCATGGTGATAATCTAGGTTTGCCAACAACAGAATTACTTTTAATTGATTCAGGAAAAATCACACGTTTGGATAAGCTAACTGTTGGTTCAGAAACCGTGAGTTCCTGTAGACCTGGTCGAACTAAAATACCATTTGACTGTGCGAACAATCGCCCAAACATGGTGCCAACAAAACTTTCAGTAAAAATAACATTACTTTTCAATGAAGGATTTGAGACCTGTGGATCAGGTGGCTTGATACCATCACCCTTATCTGGATCAAATTCATCATAAGAATTCAGTTGGCCATTTAAATAAATATACTGTTTTGAATATGGTGGTGCTCCAGTTTTAGTTACAACATGTATGCCTGAGCCATATTGTGTAAAACCTGTGACACTGAAAGAACGGTCTCTAAAAGCTATATCCGTTTTACCAAATAAGGATGCAACATAACCATCTATGTTATATCGCTCCCATTGCAGCCTAAATTTTGCTACACCAAATTCACTTGAATCTCGTCCACGCTGTTTTAATTCAGGGGTTAAATTCCATATATTTGTTTCTAATCCAAAAATATCCTTATGAGTCCATCTTGGTGTGATTATGTTTCGATGAATGACTAATTCAGGTACACCATAGCTCGACATATCAACATCAAGAGGATCAATATAATTCGTATGTAGCTCAATTTTTGGTAACGGTAAATAAATTGGGCCAATCGTGTAACGGTGTTCAAATGAAAGATGCCTGATTTTAAATGACACCATTCCTTTACCAAACTGTGATGACTCAAATCCTCCAATATATGGGTAATATCGTCTTGTGTTTTCCAGTTTAGATTTTCCAAAAGTCGAATGATTACTACCAGATGGCTTTATGACACTTGCATTAATCCATACCACCGCCCATTTTGAAAATACAGGTGCATCAATTGATTGCGACTTAATTTTTCTAATTCGATCACTAATCATTGGTTTAGAAGGCTCAATAGGTACGATACCTATTGGTAGAATCTGTGTTGCCTTGTTATCAATTTTGGTATACCCATATCGAGTATGCGTATTACCACTGGTATGCATTATCCTATTTTTATTTTCAATCAGTAACCAGCCACCTTGTTTTGGTGGTACAAGCCCACTGTCAGCAATAAAATATTGATTAACATATTGACGCTTATTCCAAATCAATAAACGACCTATTGCATCACCTGATAGTCCAACCATTGCACCAAAAGAAGTAGGTTTTAAGAATCTTTTTGATAATTCAATGTTCTGAATACCAAATAAAGTCGCAGAATGTGCATTGACCTGATAAACAGTCTTAGATTCAGGGATGATTCGTGAACCAAATTTACTTGCATCAAAACCATCAATCCATATTTTTTGATGTCGTCCTACCTGATGATTAGATGCATAGTTTGCTTTTTGAATTGAAGGTACATCTATATGTCTTAATTTATAGGATACCCATGCATAAGATGAATATTCAGATGAGATAAAACTATTGATATTTAAAGTTCGATTGCTATGTTCAAGTTTTGGTAACCCAGATGATAGCGATTCAAAGCCGTCAAATTTTAACGTTCTATATCTAAACCATATTGTAGGTTGACCAGATTTAAAACTTGATGAACTTTCTTGATAAAGATAACGTACCGCATCACTGATAGTAGGTTTTGGTATTTCAGGTGCATCGATACCTATTGGTGCAAATGAAGGTGTTTTTGTAAATATTGCATTACCAAAACGATTGAGACTAAACCCAGACACCATCAATTTACGAATTGCATAAGCAATATATTGTTGCCCAAACAACATGTGATCCACTGATAGTGGTGTAAATGATGGTGTCTTATTCCATATTCTTTGCTCACCAAATAGTGAATGTTTACTACCTGATAGAACTAACTCTCTACGATTACTAAAAATATTTGACCAGTTACCAGCTTCATGCGCATTAAAGCCAATGCTGTTAATGAATCTACGAGCATTTCGTACACGAATATCACCAAATACACCACCAGCAATAACTGTGTTTACACCAGTAACTCCAATTTTTTGTGTTGGATCAAATACTTTGCCATAGCCTGAAATAAAAGATTCAAAGCCCAAAGCATTGTATAGACGTGGGCTACGTGAAACCCACGGTGTTCCATAAGTTGATGATTCAAATCCATTCGGTCTAGGTGGAAATTGAACATTTCCAACACCTATTTGGGTTCCCAAAATTCCATAAGGAAATATTGTTCTAGGTGATACATGTAAAGCCCCAAATCCCGTATACGTTTCACCAGAATGTCTTATTTCTTGATTTGCGGTCGTATTTATAACATTGGGATTTGAAACAACAGACTGATTAATCCCACCCAATTCCACATACTTAACACCACCCCAAAGAAACGGCTGTCCAAATAGTGTGGCATATAAACCATTTAGAACAAGAATTTGCTTTAAGTTATAAACTTCTGAAGTTGAAAACCGTGTATCTATAAAACCTGATGGTGCAATATATGCGGTATTCTTTTTAAAAATGGGTTGCCCAAATACACTCGGTTGAAAACCTATTGGATATATAAAAGCATTATTTCGATAAATCCTTGCCAATCCAAATGATTGTGCATTAAACCCATTTGTGTGGATCACTAGATTTTTTGAAACCGTTGGCGTACCAAATGCTTCTGTTAAGCCTACTGATGCATAAATATGACCATAACCTAAATGACCAAAGTTTAAATTAATTGGATTTTTAGGTGGAATATATGGTTCAGATGTAGACCAATTTAGATTTATATTTCTTTTATTGGGTGGGTTGTATCCACCTGGCACACGAACACGCTTAACAGATGTTTGTAGTGTAATGCTCTCTGTCGGCAATTGAAGAATAAACTGTCGCCAAGATACTTTCTCAACACTCGGTTTTGATGTATGGGCGATGCCTTTGACATATAGGGTTACACCACGACGAGCAACTTTTGACTGACCAAAAGATGAGTGATCCACGCCCGATGTTTTTATAAGTTGGTTCTTATGAAGCTTTCCAACACCAAAAACAGTGGAATTAAATCCCTTGACTCCAATGTGATTGACGTTATAAGGCTGATTAAATTCGAGAGCGACATAGTTTTTGGGCGCATTATATTGATCTAGCGAAAAATTTAGATCAACTCTATAAATTTTCATGGTTTTAATCTTCGGTTAAATCAACATGCGCGTAAATAATGCTGTTTTGTTCTCCACGTGTATCAATCCCCATAACAGAATATTTAGATTTTTTCAGATTTTTAAAAGTGTATTCGCCACTTTTACTGGAAACAGTTCTTCGTACTGGAACCATATTATTTTGATCAAATAAATATACCCGACGTTCCGCTACAGGAAATGTATCTATGGTGGTGTTACCAGTAATTTCCTCAGTACCGCTATTAGTATTAAAGCCAAAAGGCAGAAGCTCATTGGAATTATTTTTTAGATAACCCATCAATGAATAATCGGCATAGTCTTGAGTCCAATTACTCATGCCTATGCGGTTAGTTACAGATAGTGGCGAACGACTGATCGATTTTTTATTGAACGTATTGAGAAATATATTATTCGCCTGAAAAGTTAAGGTCGAGTCATTTTCACCAACCACCATAGACAGCTCAGTAACTGTATTGCTACTTTGTATATCCCAAAAAGAAATGAGTCGCCAATCAGATACAGCTGAATAGACCTTCCCATTACTATCAACCAAATCAGAGTTGGAACCAAACATCATTAACTTAGTGGGTAAACCACCGCGCCCCTGATTGTATGCAACATTCAAAGGCTGTTTAAAAACTATTTTTTTTACATCGACAGGATTGGTAAATGACCAGACAAATTCTTGCGCATTATAAGTAATATAATTCCCTTTCTTATCTGTCATATTCGCAGCGTTACTACTCTCATAAAAGTAAGTGTTGCTGTCAGCACCAGTGGCCTTAAAACCATTTGCAATTGCTCTATTTCCGTCACGAGTACCAAATCCGCTACTTAAATGCGGTGTTTTCCCTGAAATGAGATTGGTAATACCATCACTTTCAAACATAGCCATATTGCCAAAGCAGATATTGGCATTACCACCCGAAAGAAAGCCATTGATAAATACTTTGATATGTTTGAAAGTAGACATATGGCTACTCCCATGGGCCAGTTATGTCAATATAAACCACACCACCTCGATCAGAGTTACGGATAGGCATAGATATTAAGGTTCTATTCTGCAATCCAATAACATTTGGAATTTTAGTAAGTAAGGGAAATACACGCCCATGAAAGGAATCATAGACACCTGGTAATTGTCCACGAACCCCTGAACTAAAGTCACTTGTTAACACAATTGGTGTGAGCATGAATGAACCATCTGCTGGATTGGGGTAACTTATAAATGAATTTGCACCAATTACACATCCACCAGTATCATTTGGATTATTAGGTTTACCCCATATCCAAAGCCGTGATCCTGTTTCTGCTGTGCCCAAATAATTGCGTTTTGCGTAACCTGCATACCACTGGTCGTAGTTGATTGATAAATAAGGGTGATTAGACGATCCTGTCGCAAACGCAGAATTAGCGTAATAAGGATAACTTAAGACACCTCTATCAACATCTGTAGAACTAATACTATTATTGTTGTACCCAAAAAGACATGCGCAATAGCCATCTTGTGCGCTTAATGGTTTGAAATCTCCAAAGATAAAAGCTCCTGCTTCCACCCACGATGACATAAAACCACCAGCAACACCATTCTCACGAAATGAAACGAAGATATATGCAGTTTTTCCATCGGATACAATCAACCAGTGGCGTATAGTATCGTCTTGCGTATTTGATTTTCTTAATTGAATACCATATTGACGGTCATTTGCAGTGGGAACAGGATTATCACCTAGGTCTGTTGAAGACATAGTTTCGTACATACGAAAACCAGCTTCCATTCCACCAATAGTTGTTTGGCCGTTATCAAATACTTGGAAGTAAGTTTGCGTAGAGTTAGTGTTAGCTGAACGATAGACCGCTTTATTTGTGCCTTGGTATGGTTTTAGAAATCCTGCTGGTGAACGCTTACATACCATATTGCCTTGCTTACTATTGCTTGAACTTGCATCCATAGCAACCGTGAAAGAATAAGCACTGACAATACTTTCAATTAAAAACTCACCATTGTGTAGAGGATCGGTTGAATTACCAAAAGTACAGTAATCACCTTTTTCAAAGTCATGCTTATCAGCTAATACAATCGTCGCAATACTGCCAACTCGAGAAAGTGAACTTACATCTTGTTGATTATAACCGTTGACCAATACAGCATCTAGCACATCTATTAACTTACCAACACGACCTGTAAGTTTTGGTGCACCAATCTGATTCGATCTAAAAAGTTTAACTGTAGCCATCATTTATCCTCGATCAAATCACCAAATACAGTTTCATTCTTCCAATAGCCTTTTGCGTCATGCCAATTCACATACTGATCAAATAAAGGCTTAGAACTTTCATAGCAGCGGTCTTGTACATAGCCAACGATCCACTCCATGACATTACTTACAGACATTTTGGATTGCTCAACAACAAACATCTGAAATTTAGGCAAATGGATTAATTTTTGCCAGTCAACAACTTTTTCATCACCATTCTTGACATCATTGGCATAAACATCAGCCTTAAATCCTTCAACACCAACTGATTGAGTTGGTGGTTTCGGCTTAGTTTCTGTCATTATTCTTCTCCGAAATTGAACCACGTCGATATGTATGATTCTTCACCGAAGTGTAATTTCCTTGAGTCGTTGAATGCCAAGATGCAGAAAAAGCACGAATGGCTTCAACAGTGGTCAGCGGTTGTCTAAGTTGTTGTGATGCCAATGCCAGATTTTCTTTAATATGCTGATCAGTCACCACGCCACGCCCAAGCTGATCAAACATACCTGAATACATTTTCTGCCATGTTTGTAATGCATTTTGAAGATTACGACCCTGCTCAACCCAAAAATCACGCTCAATCATTAAGGCAGCTTGTTTGTTTTCCAATACTTTGATTTTATTTCTAAGCATTTGATTCTCATGTTCTAAAAGCTCTTGCTTTGAGTGCATAAATCACCTGACTTTTTTAAACCTTGAATATCTTATTCGTACCGTTATCCCAAGTTACGATGATGTCACCACCGTTCGGTGTAATCGGCAAACCTGTTGCGGTATCAATGTAAGCAATTAATGGCGATGTTGATTCAGTTCCTGTATCAGAATAAATAACAATCGCTTCAATTGATGGACCTGTCACACTTGTAAACGTACAATCGGCTGCATCTGCTGCACCACCAGTTGTAGCCTTACTTGTTAAAGTGACAGGACCAGCAATACGTGCTGACGTCGGAATATCAGATAGATATTGGTGTACCGAAGTTTGAGGTGTATATGCACCTGTATCTACCAAGATGACCTTAATTGTGTCGGTCATCCAGTTGATTTGTGCTTCCAAGAAGCGTTGTCTGGCGAAGTCGTAGAGTGTGTTAGCCATGTGCTTGAGTCTCCGTAGCTGAATCGGAAGCACTCATGCGCTCATGTTTAATTTCAATGTGATTATCTGCTTCAACACAAATTCGAGCCAATTGTCCTGATTTTTTGATCAATTGAACTTTGGCACCGCCAATGTAAAGCGTATCTTCGGTCTTTAAATCAATTGTACGTTTGCCCATATTTGTGCATGATTAAATAAAATAAGTAAGATCATTATGTAAAAAACCCCTGAAAAGCTTTAGCCTTACAGGGGTGCTTATGTCACAAGCAAGTCATGGCATGAATGGAATAACGTTATGCGGTATATCCTCACGAGTAATGCGTCGCAAATCACTATCAGGACGAATACCGAAATAGTCTGTAAATTCCTGCTCTGCTAATGCTGACCGATTTGGATCAAAGAATTCTGCATCTGGTACCTTAAACGCTTGGTGTAGAACCCACTGAATCAATTGAACATGGTGAATTTGGTTAATTTCTGGAATATCAGTATCATTTTCCATTGGTGACAATGGCACGCGATAGCCTTCTAATTGTAATTCACCATCTACATCAGGAATTGGAACAAGGCGAATACCTGTATCATCCTGAACAATGTGTTCAGGTTTACCCTGTTTCACTCGCCAATTCTCACCATCATAATAATGATCGAGTAATTCAGCTGACATTAAAGTCAAGTATTGCCCTTTTGTTCCATCGCTTGGCTGGAACCACACTCGAGTCAATTCGTATAACGATTCATGTAACTGATAACGAGATGAACCAATCAATATATTAATCTTACAAACATCATTGTTTTGGGATTCATGCAATAAACGACCACGGATACACGCTTCACTTACGGCATCATTAAGCCAATCAATGACACTGGCATCATCAATAAAATATGGTTCTACTTTATCGTTGGCCAGTGTACGAAAACGGCTGATCAGGTCATTTAGCTGCATTACACAACCCCATATTGATGAATCATTTGAGTAACTGACTCTTTTAATTCATCAAGATTTTTTTGTGGGCTAAGTTTCTGCTCATACTTTTCTAAAGCATATTGAACCAAGCCAGCCTTTGTCATTTTTCCAATCGTTTCAATTTCATCAAGAACTTTATTTTCTTTATCAATTTCTTCTTGCTGTTTTTCTTTAGAGCGATTGAGGATACTTGACGTATCATCATCTAAGCCTTGCTCAGTAGATTCACCAGAAATGGATTCAGGCTCACCCTCATAACGAGTAAACTCAGGATGTTTTAAAAACTTGGTTGCCAAATCACTTGGAATTGATCGCACTTGACCTTGTTCAAAGGTTAAAGCTGATTCGTATAAGTGGTCGGTATATAGAGATTTATTTCCAATATACTGAATTGATACACCAGCAGATTTTTGAACAACATTGGTTGGGGTGATTGTCGCTGTATTAATTGCGACATTCTTTTGATGCTCAACCTTTTGGCGTAGATTCACAACTTCCGCACTCAATGCCAAGTAATCTTCAGGATCAGGCAAGTGCTTAACCAAATGAACTGTTGTACGGAATAAATAATCCTTTGCCTTTTGTTCATCTGGTAATTCTTCATAAGGTAAAAAACATGGATGTTCTTTTTTCTCCATATCTTTTACTTCACCATACTTCCAGCCCTCAGCTTCTTTGACCTTATACCAAGACTCATGAGACTGTTCAGGTGTTGCATCAGGATTTGCCAAATGCATTTCAACGCCAGCAATCAAACTTTGTTTATGTGATTCTGGTGTGTCATCCCAAGCAGGTTGACTATCATCACCCATTGATTGGCAATATGCAGCATTAATTGCATGACACATCATCGCTATTGCAATCGTTTTCATCTTATCACCGTAATAAGTTAAAAAATAAAAAGAATGGTGTAGGTCTGTCTAAAACCTACACCATCAAAACATTAACGAGGACCTGTCAATTCACCACTGACAATAACCTTGATGTCGCTTGCCTTGGCATTCGCTGCACCACCAGTGGTTAAAATCAATCGTGCAGCCTTAGGCAAGGTTACCAATTTACCTGTATTAGCACGTAATCGACCTGCCGTTGCAAGATCACCAGCATTGATAAAATATGCTGCATCTTGTGGTACTTCTGTACTATCACCATCAACATATTTAAAGCCAAGTGAACCTGTAACGGTGGCTGTCATACCTGTTTTAATCAGGATTTGAGCATCATCAAGGCGCATACCTTCTGGTAGTTCACCCAAATCAATCACATCACCACTTGCCACAGCGGTAGTTGTATCTGAGTCAATCACCGCACCAGTTGCATTAGTTGTTAAGGAAAATAACAATGTTGTTAAATTGCCATATGGTGAGAATCCACCAAACTGACCATAACCACTAGGCTTCTTCTTAATTGTCGCCATTTTAAAAATCTCCAAGGATTAGAATAAGATGAGGTATGCCCATAACTGGACATACCCAAAACAATTACTGATTAGCACCAATGATTGGCACAGCGGTATCGACAACAGTTACACCATAGTCGGTAAATTCTGTACGCTCACCAGTATCAACAGCGAAACGGATTTTTGATGTACCACGAATGGCACCGATCAATAATTCCCATTTATCGCCATGATCAAGGTCTTTTTCAGACCAGAAGAAAGGTACGCCAGACTTATCACTTGCAGCCATTGCTTCCGCAATTGCTTGTCCACCCAAAATAATTGAACGGTCAACAGCGAAATTGCTACCAAAACTTGATGGTACGATTAAATCTGATTCAGCTTCACTGTCATACGAAGCACAATATTTAATTGTGTCACCTGCATAGAAACGAATTGGACGTGGCATTTTTCGGATAATAAATCCGTTCCATAAACCTACATCACCTAAGAAAAGCGGATGTTGTTTTGCCTGACTTGCTCGTGCAAATGCAGATGATTGGAAAGAACGGAAACCTGGTTGAGCAGCGAATTTGTTGTACTGTGCTGGCGATACAAGCCATACACGTAATGGTGAATCTTCCGCAGCAACATCACCTTCAAACTTACAAATAGGTGGTGGTAAAGCAATTTGATCCAGAACAGTTTTCATTGAATCAACTGAATCCATTGTAAATAGATCAGTTGTTGCAATATCAAACTCACCTGCATTGCTTTTAACGCTCTGCACACCAGAACCATCAACAACATAGTGACGGTTTTTAGTTGGTGCTTTAACACGGTTCACCATGATTTCATTGAAGTTTTTATGATTATCTTTAGGAATAACCCATTCAATGTTGTTATGAGAACCACGTGCACCAGCCATATGCACCAGTAATGACTGATCACAATAGCGATCCATCAAGTTCTGAGCGACTGGACGACCAAGTTTGCGTAAATCAGCTGGGCTACGAATCTGTGACATCACGTTACCCAAATCAACAGGGAAACGAGCTTGGTTCACACGTAGGCGATCTTCATTCAAAGACATCCCCACACCACGACCTTCAGCATACGCACTACCCATAATTGGATATGCACCGACTGGATTTAGTAAGTGGAATGTCACTTCATCACCACGCCCTTTTCCTAAGTCCTGAACACGAACAATAGGCATATGGGATGTGGTTTGTTTACGGAGAGTCGCTTCCGCACCTGCTTCGCCCTTAGGCATTTTCCCAGCCAATAGGTTTAAGGTGCTGTTACGATTCATGTGTGTAGCGAACAGACCTACCGCTTGGGTAACTAAATTGGTCTTATCGCCATAACTTGCGTTAGTTTTAGTAGTCATGTTTCAAATACTCTCATCACGTATGTTTAAACACGTCTATTGAGAAATTGCTCCACTTGGTCGGGTGTCCATCCTTGCATTTCCTCTGCAAGTTGCGCTGGCGACATTGCTGCCAAACGCTCATCACGAGAAACACCAGCAGGACTACCAGCAGGCAAATCACTCAGACTGTTCGGTGGTGGTGTTTGAGCCTGACTCACAGCTTTTTGCGCTACTGCCTTTACTGCATCATTGGCAGGTTGAGCAGCTTGTTGACCTGATTGGGTATTCGACTTATACAATCCTAGAAGTTCTACCACCTGAGCAGCTGAACCTTTATCCAAAACTGTTTCATACGCATCTTTCAGAAAACTTGGTTGTGCATTCTTCCAATCATTAAATTCTTTCGATTCAACAATAGATTCTGCATCTGGGTGTGCTGTAAAGATTTCGTTAAAATGAGCTTGCTCTACACTGACCTGCTGTTGTTGCTGAATTGGAGCTAAAGCAGTTTGTAATTGCTGTTGCACCAAAGTTGAAACCTGTGAATTAACAAGTTTCTGAATACCAGCAGCCAAATCTTTCTCGCTAAAATCCCCAAAGATTGCAGGGTCTACACCCTGATCAATCGCTTGTTGTGCGATATTTGCTTGGTTGTCCTGTGTAGTTGGAGCCTGTCCGTTATCTTTACGTTCCTGTGCATCAGCTTGAAGTTGTGCCAACTGTTGTTGAGCTTCATCAAACTTTTGCTTCCATTCCTTTTCACCGTTACGTGCTTCCACTAACTTGTCATAGGGAATGGTGTGTTTTCCGTCTTTAGCTAAGATCACAGCATTTTCAGCATTTAACTGGCTTTCATCGACCTGTTGTTGCTGTTGTGCTTGTTGTGTATCAGCTCTTGCGGAGCTATGCTCCTCATGCGTACCGTCTTGACCTTCAACTTTTGGGGTATTTTCTTCTGTAACTTGGGTAGTTGCTGGCTGACTACCATTTTCCGCATTTGCGGTATCGCCATTTAACGCTTGCTCTAAAAGCTGCGCTGCAAGTTCAGGTGATGCTTTACCACCGTTAGCTTCAATCAACTCATTTTGTTGCTCTGTAATATCCATGTCTGTCCTATCACTTATCGCTGTGACCGCAAAGGCGAATGGCTAGAGTTATCTAGCGTTTAGCTGTTGATTGCTCAACATGAGACAAGTGTCTAGGATTTATATATGATGTCGTTAGCCTTACAGGGGGTAGGATTAATGGCAGAATATTGTGCTCAATGCGCCAAGCAATATGGAATGAGTAATGGGTTTATCAATGAATGTAAACCTAACTATCTAGCAAATGTTATTTGTGAAGGTTGTGGTGTAATTCAGGTGAATCACAAAGGTGAATGTGTGAGCCATGATTGTGACAATGGAAATCATGCTGTGGATTGGCAAATCAAAAAATAAAAAACCAGCATATTGATGCTGGTTTAAAGGTCTCGAATTCGATAGGTTTAAATCAATTCATCTAATAATGCAGTCATTTTGGTTTCAGCTTTTTTGCGTAATTCTGCACTGATTTTATTATTAGACAGTAACTGTGCCACGAGAAAAGCGTTATCACGTTTGGCATTGAGTTGATAACCATTAGAACTAGCACTACCACTGGCACATGCTTGGTTATCATTTGTAGGATCGGTGGATTTAACAGCATCACTATATTTAATTTCTAATTCAGGCAATTCAGAAACTATAGGGCTGTCTTGCAACTTCCCAGCATCCACACCTTGGCTTGCAAAATGTTCTTGGATTTTAATTTGATGGTTTAATTTTTCTTTCAACAAATAACCCTCAAGCATCCATACTTTGTTGCGAGCATTTTCACGAGCAACCTTTTTGCCAATTTCAGGATCAAAGTTTTCAGGACTTGCACACGCTGATTCACCTGTGACTGTAAATCCATTTTTAAGAACTAATACGCAAAATGTTAGCGTACCAAGTACACTATGAAACCCCATAGCATCATAACCATTACAATTATTCCCAACGCCTTGCGCTGCTGTAAAGTAATATTCGTCAACAATAGTGGCATCAATATCAGCAGGCGTTAAACGTGGCGCATTTAAGTTTTTAGATTGAATTTCTTGCTCAATTTGCTGTTCTACTGTCTTGGGTTCTTCCTGAACCAAAATCACGACTGCACCATTCGGAATACGATCTGTTTTATGACTATAAGTTTCATTATTTGTCACTCGATAATCTAGTAATGGATTCTCGACAACCAAGTAATCACCTGAAATATGCCACGCACTAACGCCAATCATTCGTGCAACCTGTTCAGCATTACCAGTAGTGTCAGTGGTTGGATCAAGTTGTAAAGTAATTTGAGCAGTCATAATAAATTCCAATAAAAAAGACAGCCGATTCGACTGCCTTAGTATCTGTGAACAATGAAAATTACTCTTGCCTTACAGGGGGCATGTTGTCATTGGTTCGTGGAGTCTCAATACCCTGCATACCTGTTGAACCTTGCTGTGGTACTGGTGGGTTCATTGGACTTGTATTCTGTTGTACCTCTGCCAGTCCTTCACTGCCTAACTGCGCCCCTTCACCTTCTAAATATGGTGAACGTACATCACGTGCTGCTGTCTGTTCTGCGGTTGGGAAGTTAGGATCATCACCCATCGGGTTGGGACGCTGATAACCTGCACCTTTCATAATCTCGTCAGCAATAGGTGCGATCTGTGGCATCATTGCTACCTGTGAACCTCCTTGCATTGCTGAATATGCAGCTTGCACACCAATTTGTACTGAACGTGCGTCTATTTCCTTAATTTCACTTACTGCTTTACGCTCTTTAAGTTCAAGCTCTCGACGTTTTAGATCAATACCAGCATCGGCAAGTGCTTTATCAACAGCTTCTTTAATTTGTTGTTCCACTTGTTCTGGTGTTGGTGCCTGTGTAGCTTGGCGAATAGATTCAATAATATCTTTCTTGAATGGAATGTCAGTCAAGGCCATCACATAAGGCAATACTGCAACTTGAACCTCTTGAGGTAAGGATTTAACAATCTCAGACAATGCATTAAGTTGTTGTTCTCGGAAAGTGCTGGTACTTGGAACATCATCAAGTACAACTTTCAAGCGTGTACGTTGAACATCATTACTAACATAAGGATAACCATGTTCATCAACCTCAGGTTTATTGATAACAACTGTACGATCCTCACGTACCGCATCACCTTCAATAATGATAGTCTGTTGCTGAGTGCCCATATCCTCAACGATCATTGATAGTAGCATTTCTCCCATGAGGGTACGTCCCTCACGGAAATTATCCATCATCTTCATTAAGGTCTGGTTTGACTGCTCGATCTGTAACTGTTCTTGTTTTCCAGAAGTAGCATTACCTTTTTTACCTTGGAACCCAGAAGTAATATTGCTTACTTGCTCAATAGCAGCACGATTATCACTAATCAGTTGGAAATGTTGCTGTGATAATTCATAGTCACGTTTAACATCGAATCTCGCACCAGGTCTAGCCATGTGTGCTGCATCCAATACAATATCAGCATCAGGACGTGCAACTTGACGACGTAATTGTTCGTCTGTCATCGCCACTGCACCTTTGGTACGTTCAACACGTGTAACACTCATCCCCCAACGTAACTTTGAGATACCAGAGTTAATGCTGTCTTGACTGTACTTCATGCCACGAACAAAGCCATACGGTATGCCAGTATTATCTTCACGAAACCCAAAAAACGGTACATAAGGGAAATAATGGTGTGAATATGGCGAAGGACTATCATGTAAAAGGTGTGGTCCAAGCCAATATGAACGACGCAATTTTGATATGGTAGCCTGCTCTACACGTGCAACACCTTGATAAATTGCCAAATCATGAGCCATGTTATTGATGTCATACTCAACGATGCGACCATCACTGAACTTTAAAACTGGTACACGCACCCAACGACGGTACCAAACCTCAGTAACATTTATCTCTTTAGATGTAGGGTTATACCAATAGTTTTCACTTATCGTCCATGAACGTGCATCAAGCCAAGCATTATGTAAACCTGTACTTGCTCCACCATCGAGCACATCAGGTTGCTGCCACCATGAACCACCATAACGACCAACTGTTTGGATTAGCTCCTTGTGTTCTGGGAAAGCACTCATTAATCGTTTAGGATGAACCCAACGAGTACGACGTAACCAACGTGCATCAGATAAGTCTGGCTCTGTAGACTTCATATCCCAATGAATTTCATTACGATGAACTACAACACAACGATAAGGATATTTAAATGGGTCTTGCTCACGCTTTACCTCAACCCATCCTAAACCACATGAAATTTGAGGACGAAAAGCATCACTACACGCTTTATCTGCTTTAGATAAGCGTTCAGCTTGATTTAACTTGTAGTTCAAGGCATCAGCAACATCATCACCGCCAGTTTCACCATTGGCTTTTACACGCCAATCAGTACGAGTCTGTAGCTCATAACCCATAATCGACAATAAAGCTGGACTAATTCTGTCCTCTACAGCAGGTGGAATACCGATCTGTTGCATACGGTTAAGCAAATCTGTATCTAATTGATTGCCATCTGCATAATCCATCTCTTTATCTGCGATGTGACGCCAATGAGGTTGTTCCTCAATTTCGTGCATGATCTCCGTTAATTCTTCCAGACTGAGCGTATCATCATCGCTAATCTGCTCACTTGTAGCTGTATCTTCTTGAGTAAACATAGCTTTTCCTTATAAACGCCAATCTGTCGGAGGTGCTTCGACATAACCATGTGGATTTTGTTGTGTTGTACCTTGATTCATGCCATTAAGACTAGCCGTATAGACGTAATCACCAAGCAAACCTGCATCTTTAGCCTGTGCCCACTGTCTAAGTGCATCTGCACCTTCTGAGCAACCATTGGATTTATCAGGCTGATCAATAAACATATTGGCTTGTTGGTTAAACTTTTTCTTATAGCCTTCAATACGTTCGATACCCAATTTGCATCGACCTTCATCAAACCAAGCATTTTTTAAATATCGCCTAGTCATACGAATACCATCCATCAACACAGTAATTCGAGGTATGACAATAAACTTATGTCCAGGTAATAATTCTTCTAATGACTCTAAATTTGATTTGTTATAGTCACCAAGCCTTTGGTGTGCTGCGTCATGTGGTAAATAATGAATATGATAAAGGTAAGGCTTATCTTTGATGAGTTTTGCGTAATATCTTAAATCTTGGCCATGTGCTTCTTCATAATCAATGAAACGGTCTTGTTGATTCATCATTTGATGGAACCAAATTGCACATCCATCACTATTACCTAAATCCCAATAGGTGCATGTCGGCACATCCAAAGGCTCTATATCAGCAATACCACCACGTTTACGCAATTCAAGCATGTCATCAGCATAGTAATTGCCTTCAGTTGATACCTGAAATGCTTCATCTGGGAATGATGGGAATTCTTGCCACATTAAAGCCTGATCACCAGACAGGTCATTGTCACGTTGGGATACATACCAAGCACGTTGATCAGGATCAATACGCATCTTGATACCCATTTTTTCACTGACAATAATCTCTGTCCGATCAAAAATATTATGATCTTTCTTAGAAATAACCACGTTAGATGAATCAATACGATACTTAGGTTCTTGCCACCAAGCATAAAAATGGAAACGATAGTCTTTAGGTGTAAGCTTTTTACGTGATGCAAAGTTCTTTTGAGCAATCTGAACTTTATCAAAGAAATCACCACCACGACCTTCAGCAGTGGATTCAATGACCAATACACCATTTGTTGGTACTGCTGGTAATGAACCTGTGCGTACTTCTTTGGCTTTACCAGGTGATTGAGCACAAATCTTTCCATATTCAGAAATATGCAAGCGGTGCAACGTACCGCCACGGAATGATGTAGCAACAGAAATTTTAGAACCATTATGTGCAAATTCCATCTCGGTACCGTTATTAGTTTTGAGAGGAAAACGTTCCATAATTTCTGGTGGTAAGTTATCGTACGCAAACTTGACCTTATCGCTGAATATATCCCCAACGGTTTCTAAGTTCTGCGCAATAATCCCACAGTGTTGATTGGCATTAAATAAAGCATGATCAAGCCACAATATACAAATCAATGTAGTGAAACCTAACTGACGTGCTTTTAAGATAATATTACGGTACCAAAGGCGATCTAAAAATTTAACCTGTGCATCATTCGGTTTAAAAGGTAATTCAAATGTTGGGGCTTCTTCCATTTGTCCCAATTCATTTACAAAGTCATCACCTTTAATTTTAATCTTATATAAACAGCCACTAAAAATACGCCAAACAGGGTCTGCCAAGCAGCGTTCAAGCTCCTCGGCATTTGTCGGTAGTGGCTGTAAGTTAGTGTTATAAATCAATTTTTACTCCATTTTGCACAATATTGGTGCATTTTTGAAGCGTGTACGTGAATGAAAATGTTTTGGTGCGAGTGATTAGTCGTTCAATTCACGTACATGCACTATATTCAGGATCATCAGCAATTGGCTTAAATGCAGAACTATTTCCAGTGCTCACTCGTTCAAGTAATGCGGTCAGTGCATCAACAGGTTTATTGTTCTCATCATCAAGTCCAAATGCTTGGCGTTCTAAAGCAATCAATGTTTTGAGTGTGTCGCTTAAATCTTTCATCGACTTCACACGACCAGGCATTGAGATAATCTTCATGTAAAGATCATTCACTTTGTCATTGCCTTTATCATCAGGTGACCACATAAGCTCACCTAACATTTCCAGCAATTTGACATTCTCTTGACCAACCATCATTTCAAGCTCATCAAAAAGACTCATAGCAATCTTGCGTGAACGTTGAATATCCTTACGATGTGCTAATCGGACTGACGCTACTTCATTGGCATTTGCATCAATAGTGTCTTTTTCTGAAATGGTCGTTTTCGTGCGCACACTACTGCGCACACTCTCCTTGCGCACAATGTCATCTGCTTTAGCTTTAATTTTTTCAGATAGATCACGAACCCATTCGTATTGCTTTGCTCTACGTCTAATGCCTGATTCTGCAATATCATGCTCACCTGCAATTTGACGTAGAGACTTAATACCTGCTCGATAATCGAGTTCGATCTTTTCCCAATCAATTACTTTTTTTTCAGCCATGATCACCAAACCTCATATTGGTTTAATGATCATGTATATATGTGGGGGAGGTCTAACCTTAGAGGGGGGAGTGGATATTTAAGGATTTTTTAAAAAGAAATGTAAAACTAAATCTTCACCCATATTCACTAAATGCAAAGTTTTTAAATACAGAAAATGGATATCAAATATTCCTCCTGTCGTAATACATGCAATTTCATATTTTTTCACTGATGTAGTTTCTACATCACACATAGCCCAAAGCCAAAGTTCATTATTTTTCATTTGAATATCAATAATTGATGAACAATCTGGCATTTCAATTTCTTGTATCCATGGACCAACTTTCAATTTAAATTTTAAAATTGTTCTCATAACAATTCACCTTGCTTGCCTGTATCCAATAAATCTCCTACCTGCTTTGATAATTTACGCATATGAGAGGAAACTTCACTTTGTATAATTGCCATGTGATGCCCAAGCTCAATATTGCTGTATTGCATTGCTTCACCAATCAATAAGTTGCCTAAATTGCGTGCCTCTCTAGGAGTAAGGGTTAAGACATCCGTATTAACGCTGCCTATCTCAATGCTGACTGTTCCATCGGGCAATATTGTTTTAGACATCAGCCGCGTTGTACGATGCTTGATTGCAGGAACAAAAACACCACGCTGTACTCTTATAATCTGTCCAGTGTCTACCAAATATGAAAGTCTGTCATCAATAATTGATAATTTTAGATTTGTAAGATCAGCCAGTGTTGTTCGAGTAACAATCTGTTCTTGAGAATGTAGATCCTCTATTGCTTCCATAACAATTTGAGCATTTGTACGTAAATCATCAGACTTCATAGTCATAGCCTTACTCCATATTTCTACAATTAAACTTCAACTACGTCGATATTGTGAATTAACTTCATCAATTTACGTTTGATGATGTAATCCGCAGTTTTATGACCTTTGGCATCTTCACAGATGAACTGATCATCTTTGGTCCAATAAACAAAGTCTGCTATGTAATCTGTGCCACGTACTTTCACACCACAAATTTTCTGTGCTGGTATCAGGTTGTAACGTACCTGAGTCTGTAAATCCTTAATCTCACCTGCACGCTGTAAGACCTTTAAATCATTTAAACGACGATATTCATGCTGTGAATCAGCAACTTTTTCCCCATCAACGACAACTTTATGATTCCCATACTTTGGCTGTTTAGGCTTGTTGTCACGTTGGTGTACAAGTCTTTTAATTTGAGATGGTGATAAATTCATGCTCTACCTGCCTTTGAACTTTTATTAATACCTTTCATCTGAGCCATCAATTCAGGTGGACAGGTGGTAGTTCTCCTAACATCTTCCTTAGGTGCTTTTAATGCCCCAACTGGATCAGTGAATGATTGAACATCTCCCATCAATTTCGCATTTGAAACGATACGAACGTACATATCCTTGAATGCTTTTGACTGTGATTCAGCACGTGGATTTAATTCATCAAAACCTTTCTTAAATTCTTTAAGGGTTTTGAGCACATGCACACTGATTGAGATCGTCTGATTCGATTTCTCGTATGCCAATGCTTGTTGCCATGCTTCATTTTCAGTGAGCCAATGTGCACCTTGTAAACACCAAATTTTGAAATCCTGTACACATGGTGGCCATGGTTCATGGCGCATACGGTTATACCCATTTTCCAGCTGTTGAACTGTCAATCCTGAAAAGTCCTCAATCATTGCCTGTTCAAGATCAGCTTCATCAACTGCTGCCCAAAAATCTGTAAATTTCTTACCGTAACGAATACGCATTTTGTCAATTAAACGACGTGCTTCAGTAATGGTGAACTCACGCATGACCCACCTCCTCAATCAGAAAGCTCTTTGGGGGTTCAGGTACCACATCAATTATTGATGATTCCTGATGTTGTTCTTCACGGACTTTTTGACCATAACGCAACCAACGATTTACATTTTCTTGTTTAGCTTGGTATGCAGATGGTGTTTGGATAGGTTTATTTCGTCCTGATTGCTCAGTGACGCTATTTTTCGCCTTTCGGTTGATAAGTTTATGCTTGTTGTTGTTTACCCATGTCAGGAACGCTACAGCCCACTTCTGTGCTGTCTTGAAAGATTGCTTACCGTAATCATTCGGTGATGCAAACCAATCTCCAAATTCATCAAACAGGTTTTCAAGATCGTGTTGATCAAGATCAGGGTGTCTAGGTTTAGACAATTCGATGAAATCAGATTTCAATGTTGAATATTTCTGACCAAGTTCGATCACTGAGATTTTTGCAAGATCAAAATTGTGGTACTGCACAAACTGAGCTGGCGGTAGTGAAATTTTTTCCTCGTGTGTATTACTACTACTTAATTGGTGGTTATTAGTGGTTATATGGTGGTTAGTGTGCACCTCCTGCACTGGTTCAGGTGCATCTCCTGCACTGGTCACATGCACCTCCTGCACTGGTGCATCTCCTGCACTGGTGAATGTATTGCACTGGTTTGTGCTTTTCTCTCCACTCGATTTAGACTGTTTTTTAGTCTTTGGAGTGAAGCTTTCAGGCGTAATTTTGTAGCGATTATGGCGACCATTTGAGCGATCAACCTGAATAATTTTTACTTCTTCAAGCAAATCTATAGCCGTTTTAATCGCACGTACTGAAAATTCAGTTTCATCAGAAAGTAATGAAATTGATGGAAAACACTCACCATAGTCATTGGCATAATCAGCAAGGCGAAGAAGTACCGCCTTTGCTGTCGGATTACCCACTTTTAATTTGCGAATCTGGTCAGTTATTGCGTAGCTCATACCACCTCACCACAAATCTTCACTACAGAACCCAAGGCGAGAAAATTCCATCTCACCTAAGGCTATTAGCTCTAATTGGTTTGCAGTCCATTCTTGTTGGCCACATTCAACTGCATGTAAAAAAGCTTGTGGTCGTGTATAGAACTTCCCATTTTCACAATAGAAACCTTGGTGTAATGATTTACCCCATTGGTTTTGAATATCTGGTACCAAACCAAGTGACAAAATAATATTGATACAATCTGCATGGCGATTAGGTTTTGGTAGAGCAACCATAAGCTCACCTGCTTTAACAGCAACTCCGATAATCACGCCACACCCCCTAATCGAATTAAAACAGCCCCAAAGAGCATGAAAATAAACAGCAAAGTTTTGTGGAACTCTTTCACGCTGCTCCCTCATATCCAATGGTCTTACCGCTACCACCTAACACCTGGTCAGCAATCCATAATTTACGTAAACGATCTTCAGCTATGTCATGTCCAGCATTCACCCATTCCGCAACCGCTAAAAACTCCTGATAACACTTGGTATTGATAAATTTAATATCAGCTTCAATAAGGACCTGAATTTGTTCAATGCCAAAATCATTAGGAATATTTTTCTGAGATTCGATTTCCTTGATAATTTCCTGATCTAAACCAAGCCAACCAACCTTTTTTAATCCATGGCCAAGATCAATTTTGCAATCTTTCTTGCCACGTAATAATTCAATATGGCTCATGCTTGGCAAATCACGACGAAATTCAATCGTTATCATTGGTTTACTCAAATCATCAAGATTCATCATGTGAATATCGGCAGATAACTTCCATGCTTCTGGTTGTTCAACATGACCAAGAATTAAAGCAATGGATAAATCCTGATAGTCATATGCACCAATAGTGAAGTGATAAGGTAGTGTTTCAGCATTAGGAAACTTATCTAATAAAGACTTTTCCCCTAATTTTTTATCTTCAATGAAGTCACGCACATGAGATGAGATAAACTCCATACTCATTTCATAAGTTTCAGAAATATCTTTTTTGTACTGTGCTGCCTGTTGAAGTTTTTTCACCTGTGAAGGCAATAATTTGTTTGGATTAAACTTTTTGGTGCGCTTCTTTTTCATGCTGCTACCCCCTTATGTTTCACATGCTGTGCCCAGCCTTTGCATGGTTTCATGCGCTTACGATCTGTAGCAGACGGACTATGCAAATTTTCAATATCTTTATGGCAATAAAAAACAGCATCCAACTCCAAGGCATGAGCCAAGTCAGATTGAGTAGAAAGACAATGATTTGCTAAAGTGCCGCAACGATAAGCACACGATTCACATAGAACATCTTGATTAGGTGCTTTTTGCGCTAGGATCAGCCCATTCAAAGCACCATGAAAACTAGGTGAAATTAATTTTTCAATTGCATGTGGGTGCATATCGCCAGTGGTGACAAGATGTAAATACAATGTTTCATCACACGATTGGGCATAATTCACAGCAACATTTAAAACATTGCCAAGTAAATTAAGTAATTCATCATGTGATTTTGCTGAAAACTTATCCTTGATTGCCTGTAAGCGTTCAGCTTCAGGCAATTGGATAATGTCAGTTAGGGCGAGAATTGAGGTGTTATCAATCATGATGTCACCTTCTTGATTTGTTCATTCATGCAAATTGAATAAACTTTTTTACACTGATCAACATCAAACATCCCAATATGGCAGTCATTTGGATGAATATTCATTACTTCAGCCAAAGCTTTATAGGCTTCCTTGCGCTTCATGTGTCCATCACGCCATAACGGATCAAACACTCGATGTGCTATAGACTTCCATTTTCTAAGTTCAGCATTTGCCAATCGACCAAGTGAGTTTTTAGTACCAGGATGACAACCAACATAGGCATCACAAGGCACACATTGGTAGAACCATTTATGTGACAGGTCAGGTCTATGAGGGTAAATGGCTGTGCCATCTACCCCATCAGACTCTTTATTGCAGTATGGGCAGATTGGGTTTGTCATGCCACTTCCCCTTTTGCAGCCAACGCACTATCCAGATGCTTATTTAAATCAGCAGAAAGACGTTTTTTAGCGTGTAACTCTGCTGACGTGGCTTGGCGAATATCATCTTTAAAAACAGGACCGAAATTTCCCGACTCCAAAATCTTTACTCGGTACATATTTGGCGTGTACATATGATTGACAATTTCTAACAACACATCTTTTGTGCCTTCACCAATCAAGACGACCACATCACCAGCACTGAAACCACTATCTTTTACATACGCTTCGTCAGGTGCTATTCCTAGATCAAACTCACGTTTTTCAATTTGCTGAATCAAACAGTAATGGCACTGTTCCCCTTTAAATTCTGGACATTTGCCAGCGCACTTATGTTCTGTTAAATTACTCATGTTCATTTACCTGAATGTTGATGAATACTAGAAGCTCGACCTGCAACGTCGGGCTTTTTTAATGCCTGCCAAAAACTTTTCAAATTTCTGCATACATTCTTGAATACGCTTGTAGACGTTGTATTCTTTGATTTTTCTATGTGCTCAGATGATGATTGACCTGTCTCCAGTTCGATCTTTTTATCTATGGCATCTCTTAACCATTTAGCACGATCACTACCTTGGCTTTCAGCCAAAGTATCAATGATCTCTTGGACTTCCAGCGGTACACGTGTTGACATCGGTGCCAACAGTTTTTTGCTGAATACAAACATTATTTTTGTTTCCATAAGATTTCCTTTTGTGTTCAATGTTCAAGCTGAAGTTGCTTGTTTTCGTAGATACGCAAAATCGACTTCTGGACATAAATCATCACAAACCACAGCACCTTTACTTTCACGATCAATTGCAATTGCTAAAGCTGGATTACATCGACGGTGACCGTACATAATTTGTTGGATTTGCCCGACAGACGTTTTGCACACTTGTGCAAATTCTTCTTTCTGCTCATCAGAAAGAGATAAGAAATACTGTTGTAATGAGAGAATTCGCATTGCTAAAACTCATTGCTAAAATCATTTTGTAAAATTTAGCATTAGCTAAAGATTTTAGCAATAAGAAAATTAGCAGTTATCGCCATTAAAAGTTACAATTTGCTAAATTGGTCTTAGTTATGTTGGCTATGGAAATTAAAGAAATCAGACGTAAAAACTTTATCTACATGGTAGATAAGTGGTTAGCTGACAATATGTACAAGAACCAAAAAGAAATGGCTCTGGCAATGGGGCTAACAAATGGTTCTTATATTTCTCAGTTAAAAAAAGGTGAACGATCTATAGATGACACCAAAGCTAGAGAGCTTGAGGGCTTCTTTCAGCTCAAAGCCTATGCTTTCGATGTACCTATGGGTGAACCAGTCCTTAGTGATGGTTACATGGACAATGGTGTATTGAGACCTAGTAGCAACCATGTAAGTCTTATCAGAGAAGATGATACTGAACAATTCATTGATACTTCTGAATTTGTACTGGTACCTCAATTTGACGTAAGAGGTGCGTGTGGATTAGGTTTCAGCAATCCAGATGAATTAATCAAAGGTGGTCTAGTATTCAAGGAAAGTTGGTTGCGAAGTAAAGGTATTTCACCTAAGTTTGGCTGTTCCGCAATCATGGGTGGAGATGGAGATAGTATGGCTCCAACCATTGAAACCAATAATATTTTGCTCGCAAATGTAACGATTAAAACCTACGATCAAATCCAAACAGGTAAGATTTATGCGTTTGTAGCAAACAATGAATTGCGTATTAAACGCTTATTCAAGAACCTCACTGGTGGTGGATTACGAATTGTGAGTGATAATCCAAATAAAGATATTTATCCAGATGAGTACCTATCTAAAGAAGAACTAAATAATATTCAGATAGTTGCACACCTTCCATGGAGGGGTGGTGATCTTTAGAAACAAATTTTAATAATTTACAACCTGCTAAATAGCAGGTTTTTTTATGCTTTAAAATTAGATAATTAACAGGTTTGCTAAAAATATTTAGCACAATTTTAGCAATTGCTATTGCTAAATGTTTTAGCTATTGCTAAATTTATCTCACAAACCAACCCAATGTGAGGTAAAAATGTCTACCAAACCAACCAACGCACAGCAATTTGTTGCTGACTTAGGTGCAGGAACCTTTGCTAACCAACTCGGTGCAGCTATCAGCATGGTTTCTCAAGGTGCTGTTCAGCACAACAAAAAAGGGCAAATCAAAATCACACTTGATATTGCTCGTATCGGCGATTCAAGCCAGGTCGAAATTGCACACACCTTGGCTTTTGTAGAACCTACTGCGAAAGGTAAACGTGCAGAGGACACCACCTCAAAAACTCCAATGCATTTGAATGCCGGTGGTGATGTCACGTTGTTCGCTAACCATACAAGCCAATTATTCACCGAAGACGCTTAAACAGCCCCCTTCTCATTACAACAATTTTACCAACCATCCATAAGGTACTGAAAATGGAAAACTCTGCTAAAGAAATCGTTGAACTTGCGTTACCTGTAAATGATTTATCTCGTGGTCAACTTGTTGCCATTCACGAAAATTTCAAAGTTCATGATTTAGAACAATTTCAAGCTGGTCGTAACCGTGCACGTGGTGTTTTAATAACTCCATCTTTTGATGATTTCAAAAGTTATGTTTTAGATGGCAACCCTCATCAACATGAAGATGAGCCTGTTATTCCTTATGCTGCACCTGTATTTGTTGACCACAAAAATGTATCAGCAACGGCAATTTTAAACTTCAAAGTTGTTGGATTGGCTCAAGGTCATTGTGACCATAAAGCTGTGTTACAGCTTGAACCAACTGTAGTTTGGGAAAAGCTTAATCAACTTAAAGATAACAAACTCAATCAAAAGCGTTTTGCAACATTACTTGAAGATTGGGCAAGTGTATTTGCTGCAACAAGTGAAACTGGTGAAACGATCCATATTGCGGAAGCAATTAATGCAGTTCGCAACATGAAAGTTGGCGCATCTTCAACTACTGACTCGTCAGTATCAAACATGCAAGAAACTCGCTCAGTCTTTGACAAAGTTGAAGCTTCAAGCACAGCAGGGAAATTACCAAGTTATTTTGAAATCATTGATCCAGCTTATGTCGGTCTTGATGACAAAACTATTCGCTTGCGTCTTGTAGTAAATAGCTCAGATGGTGAGCCATCGTTTGCATTGCAAATCGTTAAAGAAGAACTCTTGCGTAATGAAATTATTCAAGAATTCAAAGAAAAAGTGATTGCCTTGCTTCCTGAAAACCCTGTCCGTATTGGTACCTTTTCCGCTTAAAACTAAAAATTAAGCAACAAAAAGCCCCGAAATTTTGATCGAGGACGGGGCTTCTTTAAGGGGTATAGCAATAGCTATAAGGAGATTATGAACATGGTTTCATTAAATTTCAAATCAATTTTGTTGGGTTTAAGTGGTGCAGTAGCAATGACAGCAGTTTTAGCGTCTGTGCAAATGTATCAACCAGCCAAGCTACCTGTTGAAGAACAGCAGCCGATCACAGTGGCATCAGACACCTACAAGGTAGATGAGCTGGATTTAGGACCATACAACGACTGTCAACATGACTGTCATGCAACCTTATTAACAGCAAATGACCAGTATTACATCGAGGTGAATTTTGACTATTCAGGTTTCGATGATGGTAACGGCTTTAATCGTGCTGTAGGCATTCAGATTGATCGCTTAGAACCTGAATTGGTCGGTGATGAAGATGGCGAAATCAATGCATATCTTGATCGTTATGAAATCGACAAGATCAATGATGCCCTTGAAGACTCTATCGCTGTGAAATTACAGAAATTGAGAGGTTAATATGCTTGATTTAATCGAAATTAAAACAAATTCTAGTGAACCAACTGATCACCCCAAAAGCCTTCAAGCTGTTATGTACCGTGCTTTATTTGGTGAGCCTGCTCAATACAACGAATTTGAATTCGATGTTGGAAATAAAACTGTTTTTTGCCTAATGCATGGCTTTCCTTGGCATGTGGTTTCTAAAGATGAACCATTTGATCAGCATAATGGTGAATTTTGGGGGTGGAACCCACTCAAGGTAAAGGGTTCTGGTCGATTTGGTGGTGGATGGGCTTTTAAATTTGGCATTACTTCAAATGAAAATTTTCGTGAATTAGTTATTGACGTAGGAATTGGTTCAATTCGTTTGGAAATCATGAATTCACGTAGAGGATTTAGAGCATGAAAATCAAAAAGATTACTTCTCAAATTCGTCGTGATTTCACAGCCATTCTTGAGTGTGAGCACTGTAATAAAACCCAAGAAGTTGATGGCTATGACGATGACTATTACCACAGGAATGTTATCCCAACAATCAAATGTAATAGCTGTGGTTTAACTGCTGGTGATGATTATCGCCCTCTTGCAACGAAATATAGTGCCAATCAAACAGTATAAGGTGAACACAATGCCAAATCATGTAACCAATAAAATTGAAATCACTTCAAAAAATGCAAAAGAAGCACTTGAGTTTATGCAAGGCTCTGATCGCAAATTTGATTTCAACAATATTATCACAATGCCACAAACACTAAATGTTGAATCAGGAACGTTAACTGATGCTGCTTTGGCATACGCTCTAACCAACGGATTAAAGACTGAATTTACATCAGAACAGATTGAAAAATACTTTGAAGATGGTTTTTTTGATACTAAAACGGGAATAGCTGAACGCAACCTTTCAAATGCTCGTCGCTTTATCGAAGACAATTCTTCAACACCAGCAAAACTAATGCAGCTTGGTCAGCAAATTATTTCAAACGTCGATCAATATGGATACAAAACTTGGTATGAGTGGTCCATTCCTAACTGGGGTACTAAATGGAATGCGTACGAAGTTAATGTTGAGGACAACACTGTATCTTTTGACACTGCTTGGAATTCACCTGATCCAGTTTTAACAACATGGATCGCAAAATTTAATTTGGACTGTATCGTAAAAGCATTTGATGAAGGTCATAACTTCTGGTTCATCAAACAATATGAAAATGGTGTGTTAGTTGATACACGTGACACCCAAAAAGAAGACCGAGATAGCCTTTGTAAAGAGCTAAAAGGATACGACCCATCAGAAGAAGATGAGGATTAATTTATGAATACACAAGTTAATCGTGACCAATTTCTTGCAGGTCGTAAAAAAGGTATCGGTGGTTCAGACGTCGCTGCGATCCTTGGTTTTAGCCCATACAAATCACCATACCAATTGTGGTTAGACAAAACTGGTCGTAGTGAACGTAAAGAATCACAAAATGAGTCTGCACATTTCGGCAACTTACTTGAAGATGTTGTTGCAAAAGAGTTCTCACGTCGCTCAGGCATGAAAGTTCAACGTGTTACTCAGCAATTAACTCTTGAAAACATCGGAGAGTCTTGGGCTATCGGTAACATTGACCGTGCTGTTGTAAATCCTGAAATCGCAGGTCGTGTTTATTTCGATAAAGATGGCAAGTTGACCACCGACCAAGGTTTGGAATGTAAAACGGCTTCTGAATATCTTTCTAAATTATTCGGTGAAGAAGGTTCAGACCAAATTCCAGACTATTACCTTACTCAATGCCTTTGGTACATGAAGCTTACAGGCTTCCAAGTATGGCACCTTGCCGTTCTCATTGGTGGCAATAAGTTCCGCATGTATCGGATCGAGCGTGATGACGATTTAATTGAATCAATTTTTAAACAAGTTAAAGCATTTTGGTTCAACCATGTCATTGCTGATGTGCCACCAGACCCTACTTGTTTTGATGATGTTTTACATCGTTGGTCAAATCATGTTGTGGGTAAACAAGTCGAAGCTGATTTTGAACATATCAAGCTCGCTGAAGAACTTATCACTGTTCAAGGTCGCCAAAAAGCGGACAAGGCTCGTGAAGATGAAATCAAGTTAAAGATTGTCTCCACGATGCAGGATGCTGAAATGATGATTAGCCAAGGCAAGTCTATCTGCACTTACAAAGAACAATCTACTACTCGTATCGACAGTACGCTGTTGAAAAAAGAAGAACCTGATTTATTTGCGAAATATAGCAAAACCTCCAGCACCCGAGTTTTCCGTATTTCAAACAAATTTAAAGAAACAGTTTAAGGAATTTTATTATGAACGCATTAACAACCCCACAAAATGGTCAGATTGCCCACTTAACTGCTTTTGACATCATGATGAATCCTGAAATTATGGATCGTTTTGAGCGTATTGCAAGTGTCATGGCTTCATCAAAATTTGCAGTGCCGAAACATCTTCAGGGTAATACTGGAGATTGTTTAGCCATCATTATGCAATCAGCACAGTGGCAAATGGACCCTTTTGCTGTAGCTCAAAAAACTCATCAAATTAATGGTGTATTAGGGTATGAAGCGCAACTTGTGAATGCTGTGATTACCAATCGTGCACCTATAACAGGTCGTTTAAATTTTGAATGGTATGGCGATTGGGCAAAAATAAACGGCAAGGAAGATAAATCATGGGATAAAGGCATTAAAGTATGGGCAACTTTAAAGGGTGAAACTTCTCCACGTGAAATTGATATTTCTATGGGACAAGTAGGCTCAGTACGTAATTCACCTTTATGGGTAAGTGATCCACGCCAACAACTTGCGTATCTTGCTATTAAACGCTGGTCACGCTTATATACACCCGATGTAATTCTAGGTGTTTATACCCCAGATGAAATTGCTGAACGTGAAGAACTTGATGTTACCCCTGTTCAATCAACGGTAAAAAAACATCAAGGTTCGAGTGGGCTCAAAGCTCAGATGGCTGAACGTGAACAATCACAAGAAACTGTCATAGATATGGCTCCTAATTTTGATGTTGAAGGGCTCATTAATCAAATTAATGCTCTAAGCACAATTGAGGAATTAAAGGCTTTAGCTAAAACAATTCCTGCCGATCTTGGCGAACCTGCAAAAACAAATATTTCTACTGCGTATGCCAACCGTAAAAATTATGTGCAATTACTGGTTGATTTGGATGGTGCCGATACCATCGAGTTAATCAATTCAATTATGGCAGAACGTTTTGAGCCTAATACAAGTTCAATGAGTGATGAGCAAATTGATGAAGTTAGCGCACTATTTGAACGTAAATCAGCAGAACTTACACCTTAACTAATGGCATGTGGTGCCCTCACACATGAGGGTACCAATAGTGAGATAGAAATATGAATCCAACTATTGAACAACGACATGCCATTGATATGGCATTACATGGTCAGTCTTGTAAAGTGACCGCATACGCTGGCGCAGGTAAGACCTCTACCCTTAAATTAATTGGAAATGCTAAATCTCGTCAATCAGGCATGTACTTGGCATTTAACAAGGCTATCGCAACAGAAGCTCAGTCAAAATTTAATCAAAATGTGAAATGCAAAACTTTTCATAGCCTTGCTTATAACTCTGTTCCACGCTGGCTGACCAATAAATTAAAAAATCGTCGCTTGATGTCAAACCAATTGGCATCTCGCCATGATCTTGAGAATTATCAAGTACCAGTGGCATTGGTTAAACAACGTGGTGAGGATGACCAGAAGCGTTTATTTAACTCAAAACGTATGGCCACATCTATGATGAATGCTGTTGGTTATTTCTGCCGATCTAATTACAGCGAAATTCAACTCTCACAAGTTTACGCTGCTTTACCTGATTGGATGGATGACACATACCGTGCTGAATTGGCAAATATCCTTTTACCTAAGGCACATGATTACTGGAATGACATTTTAAATCCTGCTGGTATTAATCGTCTCGAACATGACCACTACCTAAAATATTGGGCATTGAGCAATCCAGTGATTAATGCTGACTTTATTTTATTTGATGAAGCACAAGATGCTGATCCAATCATGTTAAATGTATTGAGTAAGCAACGTGCTCAGGTAATTTATGTGGGTGATCGTCACCAGCAAATCTATGCGTTTCGTGGTGCTGTCAATGCGATGCAATCCCTAGATATTGCTGAAACACGTTTAAGTCAATCATTCCGTTTTGGTGAAAACATTGCCGATCTTGCGAATAAAATTTTGTTCAATGTTTTGGATGAAGAAATTCCATTACGTGGTTTTGAACAGATAGATTCACAGGTTAATGAAATTAGCGATGAAATTGCCGATGCATTTATTTATCGCACCAATGCTGCTGCCCTTTCTAATATGGTTGAGTTAGTAAAAATTGGACGTGAACCACGTTTGGAAGTTGATACAGGTTCTTTATTAAAAAACATTGAAGATGCCAAAAAAGTTAAATCTGGAATAAAAGTCCACGATGGAAGTGTATTTGAAGGCTTTAGCAATTGGGAAGAAGTCATTGAATACACAAATGAAGTCTCTGGAAATGACTTAAAGGCACTTGTTAGCCTAATCAATAAAGTGGGTGAAGAAGCTCTAATCAGCTCATTACTAAAAAGTAATTCTAGTGATTATGACTGCATTGTGACCACAGCTCATAAGTCTAAAGGCTTGGAGTTTAACAAGGTCAAACTTGGTGGTGATTTCTTTTATAAAGAAGCTGCTGCACCTGGTGAAAAAATCCTAACCGAAGATGAAGCTCGACTTTTATATGTTGCTGCTACTCGAGCTAAAAAGCAGTTAGATATTTCTGCATTGAACCCACTATTTAAAAAGATTGGATATAACACTCAAGCTGAGGTAAATGCCTTATGCGTCCAATAGTAAAACAGAAAAACTTCTTAGGCTTCAAAATCTGGTTAGAAAAATTGGGTTATGAGGTGAAGCAATTGGATGGTGGTTTTGTGGCACGAGCAAAATGTCGAGAAGCACTACGAGCATATAAAAAATCACATCATTATGTGCGTGTTGGCTCAGACCTTTCAGGGAATCAAGCAGCCTATGAGCTTGGGGCTGAATTTGAAAACCATCTTCGTGCACCTGAACAGACTTGCACAGCAAAAGCAGAAAAGGAAATTCTGCATATTGTTAAAGGTGAAGCACATGGAATGGGCTATCTGGTGGCTTGAAATTATGTTGGCAGTAAACGGATTTTTATTTATTAACTTTGAATTATGGTGGTTGTGATGAAAACAAATGTAAATTTTGATTTAGAGAGCGAGCTTAAAGCACATCTTAATTATTTTATTCAAACGAATAACTTGCCAATCGACTTTATATTAAAACAAAACCCTCAAATAGACCGAGAGTTTGAAGTAAGCGAAAAGTCTTGGATTGCACGTGCAACACCAAAAGTACCAGCAAAAGTGAATGTAAATGCCCATGTTCGATACTGGGAAGATGCTCAAATTGATGGCATTGAAGACACTGAAAATGGTGACAATGTTCCGTGTAAAGAAGGTTCACGGTGGTGTCCTTCAATCAATATCGAAACAGGTATTATAGAAAACTGGGAAATTGGGAAAACTGCAAGTATCCATTTTAAAGTAGCTGATGGCTGCGGTTGGGAGTTAGTAGATTCAATTGGCAATACCATTAAATCCCAAGAAGATGGATATGTTCCTAGAACTCTGTGCCCTGCTGAAAATGGTTATGGCGATTACATCATTATGAATATTGATGAAAAAGGTCAAATTGAAAAATGGCGTTTTGATATTGATGATTTTCAGGAGGATGACTAATGGGAGTAGCTATCAATCGAAATGACCAAATCGACACGTCAATGATGTTGATTCTGCGTTATAAAAGACCAGTTGTTGCCTTAAAAGATATTGTTGAAGATTACATGCCACATTTAGATATGGCAGCTGCAAAACAACGAGCAGCTAAATGTAAACTACCTTTTCCAGCATTTAAGGTAGATGGCAATAAATCTGAATACTTTGTTAACTTAACGGATGTTGCTGTTTGGTTGGATTCACTGCAAAAAGAGTCTCAAAGAAATTGGAGTGAGGTGAATTGA